CCCAGCCCCGCCCACGGTGGACATCTCAAGCTCGATGCGGTGTGCAAATGACTGTAAGGTCAGAGCAGGGGATGCCGAGCCAATCGCGCCGTCCTCGTCATACAGACGCAGCACGCCGGTATTGTCAAGCGTTACCCAGATGGCCGGAGTAGCCACACTCGGTGCGTCGTTCAGGACGATGATCGTGTTCTCAGCGGATGGCAGCGTCTCCGGACGTAGATACACCCTATAAAAGAAAGGCCCTGTTCCGCCGCCCGCCGCATATTGGTACGCAAGCCACTTGGGAGTAGCGGAGGACAGCGAGCTGATCTGCACGCTGTACGCGCCGCTGCGTTTGATGGTGCTGGAAATCGACGGCCAGGCACCCGAGCTGCGGGCTGTCCACTCAACGCCCGGCCCTGTATCGTTTAGCTCTGCCCCCAGATACGCCATGCGAGCCATCAGTCACTCTCCCAGTCGCGGGCAGCGATGCGCGCCCGCAGGTCGTCCAGAGCATCGGAGAAGCTGAGATCCTCACGCAGTAAGGGTTGCCGATCTCTCACGAGGTCGGGAAACACCTCACGTAGCAGCCGTGACGAGCAGGCTATCCCCCACAACGGCCTGACTAGCATGCGTCGATCAACCAGGCGGTTGATCTGGATTTGCAGCCCGGCCACCGTGAATTGCAGATGGTCGGTGACAATCGCGCAAATGTCCGCTCCGTAATCGACCGGGCGCTTGATCAGCCAGTTCCAGAAGCGTGGGTGACTGCCAGTCTTGTCCGCGTTGTCAACCGGGCTGTATTGGACGTTTACGACATCCAGAGCATAAAAGTTATTGGGTTGATTGACTCCGGTCGGGAGAACTTGGAAGAAGGTCACCTCATGCTGGGTAGATAACCCGGCAATCGTGTAATAGACGCGGGAAATCTCTACCCCGTCCTGGACTGACGGGTCGAACTCCTCTCCTGCCAGATTCAGCACATGGCGAACGGCAACAGCCGCCAACGCGTTGATTTGGTTGCGATTGGCGGCTGGTGTCTTGTTATGGATCAGTCCCAGCGCCAGGAGCATATCTGCCTCAAAAAAAGAAAATATAAAGTTGTTAAGGTGCGACAAAAAGCAGCGGTTATTAACAACCGCTCATTGAAAGTATCAGGTGCAAAATGCGGGCAGCAAAGTCCCGGCAGGATCAGCCACAAGTCAGACTCCCCGCAGTTTTTCGTAAGCCTCCACGGATGGGCGTAGCTCGTCTGTCAAGGAGATCGGCTGGCGCTCGTCCTTCCTAGCAATGGTCTTGCTTTGCAGGGCAAGACCATCACCGCGAAAGTTTTCCCCGACTACCAGTTCGACCTTGCCGCTGATAGTCAACCCAAATGCTTTGCTGGCATAAGCGAGGGGGTTGGCGACAAACATGTCATAGAAGAACGGCTCGATCTTCTTCCCTGTGTGCTTGATCATCCAGACGTAAGAAGCCGAGAACTCCGCGTCGCTGATCTCTAAGTTGCCCTTTGCCCGTAGCGCAGCCAGCACCTTGAGCGGATGGCGCAGGATCATGAACGCACCGTATGCCAGGTCAAAACTGGACGCAAGGTTCGCTCTCCATAGTTTCTCGACCTCCGGGAAGGGTGCCCAGATATCGCTAAACCCGTACATCGCCAGTCCAAGCGACTTCGCCAGCGCTCCGTAGTCCTTCAATTCCCAGTCATCTTCCAGCCTGACCTCGCCGTACCGGGTCGATTCCAGGGTGATTGCCCTGTGTCCGCCGCGAAACATCTCCGCGATGAATAGGCATCTCTCGATGGAGTTGAAGAACTGCGTGATGATCGTACTACCGGAGCAGGGAAACGAGAACAGGGCGACAAGCAAAGGCTTATCGCCCTTGGTCGCGATCTTCATGACTACGTCTCGTCCCAGACCATGTGTACGGACACGTTGGATGTGCCCACTGCCGAGCGCAGGCTGAGCTGGCCGGCGTTGCGCACGATGATCTCCTCGCCTGGTCGTGCCACCCAGCGGTAGATGCCGCCGTTAGCATTGACCGGTAGACGGAGCATCGGTGTACCTGACAGGGTCGGTTGGGTAACCCAAGTCGTGTTGACGGTTTGGGCCGAGGCCGGAGCGTCCGGGTCGAGCTTCTCCGGGGTGATTGCGCCGCCGGGGGTAGCACCGCCCGTTGAACGCTGTACCATCAGCTCGTTTGCTGCACTGGCCGTGCCCATCCCGCCGATGCTGACCTCGATGATCGCTGCCTTACGGCTTGCCGCTGTGACCAGGGTCATCGTATCATCGGTGGTGCTGAGTGCAACGTTGCTACGTGTTACTGAAAATCTTGCCATTTTTGTTATCCTCCGTAAGTTTTCCTATATGCTCGTATTGAACGTACAGGTCATAATGGATCGAGCCGTCATCATTCAGCCCGGGGACAAGGTGGATATTAGCCACGTAGTAGCCTGTGCGCTGGATGAAACGTTGAAGCGCATCGCCAAGAGCCTGGTTGAATTCCTGGGTGGCGATAGAGAAAGTTTCGCGATCTTCCATTGTCTCAGTCATGGTTCAATACTGAGCAATCAACAAAGTCACGTCAACAGAATCGTCGTCATTTGCCTGGGCTATCGTGACCTTGACCTTGTCATGGATCACCACTGGGGCGAACTCACCCGTCACTGCAACCCCTGAGGTGTCATGGTTCTGCACCACGGGGTAGCGGACGACGTCCGTTGCCGCGTTTACCAGAGACAGGATCGTCTGCGCCGGGAAGGCTGACACTCCTGCAGTCTCGACCGTCACGTCCGTAGTGGCTGGGGGGCTATCAAGGTACTTGACGTACACAGCAAGTATCCTGCCGCGCACGATCTGATCTGTCGTCTTGTTAGACGTTGCAACGCCAGCTCCGCCAGCCGCGAGGCCGGAGTTGATCGGGCCGACCAGACTCATGATCATTTTTCTGCCTCGCTTTCCGGTTCGCCCTGCTCCGGTTTTGCAGCCTTGCGGACGTCTGCAACGGTGACCAGTCCGTCCTTGCCCGTCCCTGATACCTGGGACAAATCGACGCCCGTCTCGGCAGCGAGCTTCTCTGCCGCTTCCGTAATCATCGGTTTTGTCTCCTCGGCCTCCGGCTCACTGGAGGCGACCTCGATATCGAGAAACGGATTCGCCAGCGCCTCCGCGATCCTGTCCGGGGGCACGTCCGTCCAATGATGCTTGGAGAACTGCACCCCCGCACAGGCAGTGATCGCAGAGAGGCGCGAGTCTTGTTTGACTTTTGCGCGCATCATGTATTCCCTTCTTGCTCCCGAACAGTTGCCCGGGAGTCAGCTACGCCACGGTGACGCCGGTATTGTTGACGATCAACCAAACCGCGTTGTGAGCAACCAGCAAAAGCCCACTACCGATTGCAGCCGCAAATGTACCTACGTCACCCGTCGCACCTGCCCCGTTGAAGCCTGGAGTAGTCTGCGTCACAGTATGAGCCGCAGCAGTGGCGCTGATGATGCACAGGAGCGTCCCGTTCTGCGCCGCAGTCGGAGCAGCGAGGGTCATCGCAGCCGCTGTTCCTTTGGTAATGACTGCGATGGCGGATTCGATAGCGATTGCTCCATCGGCTCCGTACTCGGTAACCTTGAAACGTTCGCCGGACAAGACACCAGCCATCGTCAGAGCACCGCCGGACACGATTGCGCCCGTCACGTTGAGAGGGCCAGACAGATTAGTTTGAGCCATGCCAGCCTCCTACGTATTGCCCATAACAGCCAGCCGCCAATCCCCGTAGAATACCTGGTAACGGGCATGCCATTTAAAGTAGCGCACGCCGCCGCCGCCCTGGGTTTCATCATCCCAGATGATCAATTCGGGGTTTTTACGGTTTTGAAGGTTGACCGGTTTTTCGGGCATGGAGGTGTCGATAACAAACCATGCTGAGGTATCCAACCAGCCACCGGGGGCAACCAAATGACGCACGCTCCCGGCGTAGGGGTTGATACTGCGATCCGCAGTGGCGTAGTCCTCTCGGTTGGCTGAAATCTGCGCAGCGATGCGCTCCAGGTCGGGCGGAACGATCAACAGGTTATGGTTGAAGCCGATTGGCTGCCCGCGATCATCCAGGAACTTTGCCGAGGCAACTTTGACCGTCTCGAAGTTGTTCAGGGAAAGCGCCAGGGCGAACAGGTTGTCCTGTCCAGTCTGGTACTCCGCGCCTGGGTCGATGTGGGCGTTGTTAAAGAAGGTCAGATTGTCATAGCCGTTGCCGTAGGTCGCGCCGTCACCGGAGTTAAGGGCGGAGAAGGACAGATAATCCTTGTGGCGCTCGAAGTTCACTGCCGCGCCGCGCGCCCATCCTTCCAGGTCGCCTGCCCTGTCGTCGTCGATAGCGTTATGGAAAATGCCGACCGCGATCTCGTAGTCAACGTTGTAGACGCGCACCGCGCGCTCGTTGCCGCCCACGATCCGGATCGACCTGCCCTCGTTGGACAGCCCGACCTTGACCGCGCCGGTCTCGCCATGCAGCCCGCCTGCGCCCTGTTTCCCGGCGTTCTGGACGGGCCAGGGGACGTTGCCCATGTCGGCGTAGTCTTCGAACGACCCGTCAGAGGTCACCTCGCGAACGAAAGCTGAGCGCATGGGAGTAAATGTCTTGCTGCCCAACAGGAAGCCAGTCCGCACCATGCGCTCCAGGTGCGCGGCGATGTCTTTGCGTGAGATTGCCATTTGATTTTACCTCCTAGATTACGTTGATTACGTCGCCGCGTTAGCCATCAAGAACGCTGGCTCGATGTTGACCCAGACGTAGCCGTCAGCAACATCCTCGATGTACCCGACCCACAGGTTGTTTGTCGAAGTGGTGGTAATGGTGTCGTCATCCGAGGCGTAGGCTGCCGCGCCAATGTCGGTGATTGCCAATGATCCTGCGGCAAATCCCCATACACCGTTGCGGGCAACGGTCACCTCGACCGCGCCGTCAGCCAGGTTAGAAGCCTTGACTTCCTGCTTCTCCACTGCGATGCCGCCAAAGATGTCACCTGCCGCCATAGCCACTGACGCGGTACTCGGGACAGCCCGGAAGTAACCATCGGTGTCGGAGACGTCGCACACCAGGAGCGAGCCTTTATAGACGGTATGTTCGAGGTTGCCCGCGCCAAAGTTGGTATAGCCGGCCAGCTTGAGTTTCTCGTAAGCCAGGTTCCCGTGGGCCAGCCGCGCGGGGCGCTGTTTGTTTGCAGATAGAACAGCCATTTGTTAGACCCTCCGTATGTTTCTTGTAAGTTTACGCCTCGGCAGATTGCCTCCTGCCAGGGCTATTTGTTCCAGGCGCTCAGGTCATACTGGGCCAGGTCGCCCAGCTCGTTAACCAGCAACGGGCTGCGCAGATCGACAAGAGTCAGCTCACCGGAGTCCAGCTTCTCTGCAAAGTATGCGGGGAGCTTCCCTGTGCCCTGCGGCCTCTTCTCGTTCCCGATCTCCGCGAACTCGACGATCCCGTCCTTGGCAACCTTCTGAACCAGATCGTTCCAGAAACCAGCCTGGTCTTGGGGAAGGCGCAACAGCGCTTCCGCGAGCTGATCTGCCTGGATTGGCAGGGCGTACGGATACTCCTCGCTGCCGATGGTGACCCTAGTTGCCAGCTCCTGGGCATCGCGCTTGCGCGTCACCTGGGCCAGGCGGCGCAGATACGTCTCCTCTGCCTGCTTCTGGATCTGCTCGTAGTGCTGAGCAAGAGCGGACTCGATGCGCTCCTGAGCTTCGCCTTCCAGGTGTTCCAGGTTGAGCAGTTTGACCAGGTCTACCACGGCATCCGGATTCCTGTCGTCACCGGGCGGGAGCTGATCCGGGGGCGCGCCGATCTTGGTCACCAGCTTGGCAACCGCCCCGTCAACTGTCTTCGCGATCAAAGATTCCAATTCCTGCACGTCCATGTCTAAAACCTCCTGCGGCAGTGTATCTGCCGTGTCAAATTCTTGTTCCGCTTCCGCGGGCGGGGACTTCCCCGCGATCTTGTAAATACTTGCGGGTGCGGGTTTATCGAACGCACCCCGCCACATGCTGATGATCTTGTTGGCTGCCGCCTTCCGCCTGCCAGCGAACCAGTCCTGGGGCACATCGGCTGGTTTCTTGACCGCGCCGATTCCCCTGGCACCTGAGGCGGTCGCCCGTAGGGCGTTGCGGTTCGGGGCGCTTCCGGGTGATTTGCGAATCGGGAGATAGCACAATCCTTTGACGGGTTCATCCTGGCCGGGGTATCCGTTCAGGTCAAGCAGCGAGACTTTGCGCAGGTCAGCCACGGTCAGATCGCGGCGCACCGCGCCGGCGTCCCACGGAGAATTGTCGAATTTAGCAAGCTCGGTTGGCTCGCCTAAATTAAGAGCGCGGCGAAACATATCCCGCATCGCCTCGATCCAGTCTTTACGCACCTTGACCCAATCGTCAAAGTCGGCAAACTCGATCCCGTCGTCCGTGCGTTCGTAGGGCACCTTGAAGTAATCCCCGTCCCTGCTGACGATGCAGTAATCGTCGAATACCTCTGTCACCCAGCCCGGCGATTCCGTAACCGCCTCATGCTTGACCGGGTGCATCTTGTTCCACGCCTCGTACACGTCACGGATTTTCTCGTCATAGGATTCGTCATCATCGTCCTGCAAATCCGAGATTACCAGGACCGATGACATCTCAACCGGGCGTAGCAGAACGTTCTGCTTGCCGTCACGAGAGGCGGGCCAGTTGGTCAATGAGCCGCCGAGTATGACTTTGTTTTTCAAGTCCAGCGTGGGGGAGAACAGCTTGCGGATGCCCTTCGAGATCAGCTCCTTGCCGACTTCCGTCCAGCGAGCCACAAAACGAATGACGTTCATCTTCTTGCCGTCCGGCTTGTCCACCTCCGCCAGGAACACGTCGGTGATCCAGCCCGCGGCGTCGCCTTTGTCGTGGTTCTGTGCATCTATCGGCAGACCGAGCACGCCACCCGATTCCGAGCGAAGGAACTCGATTGCTTGTTTCGTGTTGTCAACGTATTTTTGTAGGTCAGCCTCCTTGATCACTACGTCGCGCCCGTACATATCCTCGAACTCTCCGGGCGCTACTCCGTCGAATGGTTTGCCGGGCAAATCCACCTCGCCCGTCATGTCGATGAACTGAAATTGTTTTGTCACATCTTCCCGTCCTTCCATTCGTTTTTTAACAATGCCGTTCGCGACCCTGAATGCCATCCCTTCACAGTCCTCGCCGCCCTCTTCCGTACACCTCGCATGGGTGCTGTTCCAGACCTTCACCCACTGCGAGCGCAGCCTGTCGGGGAGCTTCTTTATGTTAGACGGCAAGTCCGGGTCATTCTTGCCCGAGTATGGCATTGTCCACCTGAAACAAAAAAACCGGGCGCAAAATGCGTCCGGCCAGCCTGGAGACCCCTCCAGGCGAGGGCGGTTATTAGATTACCCAGTTTATAGCAAAAATCTTCCAACCTGTCAAGTGGTTCGCGGCAACTGTCAGAAATTGCCTCTTGACATATTTTCTAAACTAGGCTATAATAAATGCAGGACAAAAGATCAGAGAAAGGACAAAGACGTGGATCACAATTTCGACCCCAACCGTATACAATTCAGCGACAACCTAATCCGGAGCTTATGGAACGAAGCATTGTACTGGCTCCAGCACGGGGCGAACCACTCGGAAGCTCGCAGGAAGCGTGAGATGCTCGAGGACTACCGGAATTACTGCTGGCAAGAATTCACAGAACGTTATCCCGGCGCATATTATTTTCTTCTAGGCAAAGCCCACGAAAACGAGAAGCGCATCCTCGCACATGAATTGGAGCAACCGTACACCAAGCCAGAGCGCAAGCGATGGATTGAATCAAGGTTGGCTGATCTGAGTTGGCTGATCTGACATACTTTGATACGTAACAACCAGTGATCAATCGGAAAGGAAATCAAATGGACACAAATGAAAGCACAGACAAGATAATCGTCACCCTGGTTTACATCGGAACAGATCATGACGGAAAGCATGTGTACCGCGAGGTTGACGGCGAAGCCCTGGGGGAATACCGTGTGTTCGGCAAAAAAATCGGCAGCTATTCGTATCCGGGGATGATGTTCGAAATCCAGAAGATAAGCGGCGACGGGTTCAGCGTTTACTCCAACACAGTCAACAACGTCCGCCCCTTCCCGGACGAGGACAAGCGCGCAGAGTGGAGCGCGGCGCACAAAGCCAACGAAACCCTGCGTGACATGCAAAAAAACGCCATGAAAGTATGGATGCAGGAACAGTTGAGTCCGATCCGGGATGCCTACCATCAGCAAAGTACCGGGCGACGCAAGGCGGCATTCCTGGCGACAGTAATCGAGTATCTCACGAGGTAAGCCAATATGGACGTGGTTTACTTGATAACCGCTTACTTGGTTGCCGGATTCATCACTGCCCTGCTTCTCCTGCTGGAGATATTCCTGTATCCAGATCCAAATATTCCCGAATGGAAATTACTTGGAATCACCATCATTGCCTGGCCCCTGGTCTGGTGGTGGTATCTCCGGGCGTAAGCCTCACTTGCGAAACTCCGCATCGGCGTAATGGATGAGACGGTGAAGGTGTACCGTCCATCCATTGTCGCGTTTGACCAGGCGCAGATCGAACGTGCCTTCGGGGAGTCTGTCCACCAGGCGAGCGATAGAAAGTGCCCGGCGTGACACATCCCCGCGGTCAGGCTCTTCCCTGACCTCTCCGAAGGGCGTGAAATCGACCTCGTTTCCATCCCCATCAAAGACTGTCATGCCGATTGTAGCGTCTCCCCGAGCAACTCAACTGAGCGGGTAATCATCGAGCGCACCAGCTCGTTCGCCTCTTCGTCAGCGCAGCCGTAACGCTCGACAAAGATTTCCTTCGCCGCGTTGCCGGCTGCCAACAGAATCGCTGTCCCGTACACGGAGTCGTATGTCGCGTTGAGCGCAGCCATCTTCTTGTTGACCGCCAGCATACGGTTCGACCGCCGCTTTCCTGACTTCGTATCATCCGTCATCTGTCTGTACCTCCACGTCCGGGAATCGCTCCATCAGTTGAATGTACCTGGCGACCAACCGTTGTCCGTAGTCGATAGCCTTGGTCGCCTGTTTGAATTTCCGCCGCGCGCCGCGCTGCCGGCCACGTAGCACGACAATTGCCTTGTAGCGTTTGTCGCCGTTGTGCGTGCGCAGCTTCGCATATCCCTCGTAGCGGTTCTCCAATTCGTTCACGTTTATTTGAACTCCATCGAACATGCGCAGTTGCCGTCGCAGCGTGAGCCTATCGTCGGCGGCGGGAAATAGCCGAGTGGTTGCCAGCCCTCCGCGGCGTAGCCCTCGCAATCGACGCAGTGCTCCACGGGTGAAAGCACCCGGCGTTCTTCGGTGTACTTCTCGGATTCCTTCTTGGCCTGGCGCTCCGCGTCGTGCCAGGATGACACCACGCTATCCGCGATCTGCCTGAGCTGGTTGCGCATTTGAGCCTCCGAGATCTCCCCGTTGGCGACCTGCTGCGCCAGCAGGTCAATCCGCTTATAGTCCTGCTTGAGGCGCGCTCCCATGCGCCCCCAGTCAGCGTAGGTAACCGCCTCCCTGCCACCGCGCCCGAACACGGTCAGCACCTGGCGTCCCTGGCGCAGCTCCAGGGCGACCCGCTCCTGCCAGTCAGGGAGTGAAAGCTGCCCGGAGATAAGGCGCTCGGTCAGCCGGGTCAAGTTCTTGCCAATCACCTGCTCGTGGTACGTCCGCACCCTGTCCAGGACGGTTCCCATCTTGACTGCTTTGCCTGTCCAGCGTGACACCCACTCGCCGAGCTTGCGCACGAACTTGTACCCGGACAGGCGCACCAGGAATCGATCCCAGGTCAGCCCTTCCCGACGGGCGACCCTCCTGGCGGCAAGCGCCATTTCGAGAGCGTCTTGGACTGTCGTCATTCCTCGACGACCTCCGCGTCCAGTAATTCCAGCAAGCCGGGGTCGTGCTCCTTTGCCCAGCGACGAAAGCGGTTGAGGGCCGTCTGGACTTTGCCAGCCGGGTCGTTGGCGATATACTCAACAGTAGTGGGGCGTTCATCCGGGGAGACTGTGAACGGGCGAAAAGCTAGTTCGCGTTTTACTCCAGATAGCTTGAAAGTTTCGTGCTTGCCTCCCCAAACGAGGTGTAGCGCGCCGAACTCCAGATCAATCCCAGCCTCCACTGGAGGGAGCGATGCGATCTCCGGGGCATACGCCAGAGTAACATGAGGAATGAAACCGTGAGTACGGGAGTGGGCGATCCCAGCCCAACGCAGGGCGTCCACCAGGCGTTGACGGAATCCGGTGATGTCCGGGGAGTCTACCAGGGCAACGTAGGCTTTGCCAGTCCCATTCCCGGCCAGATCAAATACAGCGCGCCCGGTCACCCTGCCTGTCACCGGGGGCATGCTTGCAGCAAAGGCAGCCAACGCCTTCGCTACCTCAGAACGTTTTACTTTGACATCCGCCTTGGGACCCAAAAACGCCAGGGTCAAATGCAGCTCATCCGCGGGGAGCGCCCCGTCGATCCCAACTGCCAGTTTTCCTGCCGCCTCGGGTTGAGGATAGAAGGCGATCATCACCCCGCCGTTCTGCTCCAATTCCGCCAGCCTCAGCCATCCCAGCGTTGTTGACGGCTCTTCCGGCGTCCCTTCATCGTCGAGCGATTCTTCGCCCTCCTCTTCCGGCGCGGGTTCTGTCTCCGGTACTGGAGAGGTTTCCTCAAGCTCGATAACGGGGAGCGCCTCGGGGAGGAAGTCCGACTTGCGGCGAACCTCGATCAGGTCGTCATCGCCCAGCGGGGCGATAGCGGCGTAAGCCTGGATAAACGCGCCCAGGTTTGCCAAGTCGATCATCTTCTGCACCCGGCGTATGCCCAGCTTGGGGCGGCGCGTCATGTCCGGGAAAGCATCGCGGTTCACCGGGTAATCGAACAGACGGCGTCCGATCTGAGCGTCAGCCTGGTTGACGTATGATTCCGCCATAGCGTTGAACACAGCCAGGTAGAACTCGTTGGCGTCCTTGACCGAGGAATATGACCCGTAAGGCGACAGCGTTCCCAGCGCCGCCCACTGCATGGCAATCAGCGCCAGTTTCAGGATGCCGTAGTAACGAATCGTGTTGAGCAGCGATTCCGCAGCAGCGAACGGGGAGTCAACGACCTCGCCCTTGACGTTGCGCGGCCAGGCGGCGTAGTTGCCCTCCTGAGCGGTCAGCAGGGCGCGTACCATCTTCTTGATTTCCGTGTGGTCATCGGGAGTAAGCTGGCGATCCGTGGTCACCGAGACGTGACCGGCCGCGTGCTCAAAGCCGATCCCCATGACCACCTCGAAGTTGTACTTGATGCGCTCCAACCGCCAGAGAGCTTCCATGACCGGCAGACCTTCCGGGGAGTCCGGGTCACCGTGTACCACATGTAACGACCGTTCGAGTGGGATCGTCACGATCGGATTGGGGATGTCATATTGCGTAAATCCCCTGAGCCTGCCGCTCTTGTCGTCCAAGTCCCAAGCATAAAACGATTCGTAGTGGCGGAAGCCGAGCCGTCGGTAGCCGATCAGCCCGTCGTCATAGTCGCTGCGCCACGGGTCGTTGCCGGGAGGATGCCAGTCCTGCTTGCGCAGACCGGGAACCGCTTCCCACCATCCCCAACCGTAGAAGGGGACGCGGGTCATCGCCGATTCGATCCAGCGCCCGATGCCGCCCTCCAGGTCGTTGAGCGTCTCGTTGGCGAAATCAACCGCCCGCTTGTCATCATCGGTCGGGTCATCTACCTGGGGATCGATGGAAAACTCCACGCCGAGACGGGAGGCCATCGACGATTGTACCAGCCGGGCGACGGCCACCTCCGGGTCGTTGCGCCAGATGCGATTGAACAAAGGGATGCAGGTCGGGTAGCGCAGCTCTGAATGGTAAGCCATCCTGATGTACCCGCTCCAGGCTTCAATGCCTGACGTCCCCGTCTCCGCCCAACGTCGCGTCGCTTCTTGTTGGAGATCTGCGTTTTCTTTGTAAGAGTTTTCTCTGTAATCAGCCATGTCTTCTACCTCCAGGGGTTGACATAGTCGTCGTCCTGTCCCAGCCCCCGTACATCTCGCATTGACGGCTCGTCACCGAGCACGTAAGCAAACAGATAGCGGAGAGCGTCCAACAGGTGGAAACGTTCCTTATGCTCAATGGCGTCAGTAAAAACGCCGTTCTTGACAACGCGCCGATAGCTCCCGATCTCTGAAATCAGGTTGGGGCAGGAGTCGTGTACTACCAGGCGATATGAACTAATCAGTCCAATGATGCGATCAATCCCTGCCCAGACGTCGGTAATAGTCGGCTCGATCAACGGAATACCGTGCGCGTCAAAATCCTTACGTTGCTGCCGTTCTGAACGTGCCCCGCCCACCCAAGCAAAGATGTTATCCGTGGCAGTGAGCGTCAAAACATTCGCTGCATGATTTTCCGTAGTCAATCCGAACGGTTCGTAGTATTCGCGATAGACGTGATAGACGTCTGACTTCGGATCGTACGCCACCCACACCGCGGCAATGTACGCTCCGAATGGGTCAATGCCGACCCAGCGAGGCCACAGTTTGGGTAGTGGGACGGAGGCGACCTTGTGGCGTTTCTCGTCGAACGCCTCGTAGATTGCGCCCTCCGGGGCGACCCACGCCCCGCGATAAAGACGCTGACGGCGTGCCCCTGTCAGTTTCTTAAGCGGCTCCAGGCGCAAACGTCCGTGCTTGGTCAGTCTGCCGTGAGTGTCATAAATTTCCGGGTTATCCCTGTGCACCGTCTCCAACAGCTTCAGAGACCCAGAGCGGGAGCGGGAGAGAATCCAATGCGTAGGGTGAGCCGGGTTGCAGTCACCCATCAAAAATGCAAAGGGAGCATTGCCGGCGCGCAACGTGGCGCGGGTGGAAAGGAACTCCCAGTCCCCGAGCCAAAGCTCCTCTGCCTGGTTGACGTAGATTACGTCGCGTTCGGAAGAAAGCACCTTACTGTCCTTGTCCATGCCAGCGACCCAGATCGTCGATCCGTTGGGGTAAATGAATCGCTCCGGGCGTTTGTCGCCGCCGTAAGTCTCCACGCCGTCAGTCGGGAGAAGAATCTTGCGGATCAGCGTCTGTACTGCTGAGGGGTACAGATCCGACTGCTGCTTGCGCGCCATAGTGATCTGGATACCGGGGTATTCCCAGCAGAGCCGATTGAGGAGGGAGAGGGCACCCAACGTCTTGCCGGTGTCGGCTGGGCCGGAAAGGATCACCTCGCCGCGGCGATGTTTCTGTATCTTTGCAATGTTACCCCGAAATTCGTATTTGCGGCCCTTCGTCCGGGTGTCGGAGGGAGCAAGCCACTCGACCACCTGGCGCACCACACTTTCCGTAGCTGATACGTAGTCGCTCATTCTCTGCCGTTCCCGACCATGCCTGTCTGCAGGGCGAGTTGAGCAAAACGCTTCGCCAGGTTTGCCAGCTCAGCTTTATCAGAAACTGTCTGGTGGGCGGCGTCAGTCATCGCCCGAAACAGATTCAGCACCTGCTCGGAATGAATCATGGTCTGCATTTCCACACGTCGCCGGCGCTCTGATTCCTCGAGGCGTTGCAGGGTGAGCAGCCCGACCCGGATTTCGCTCCAGGCAGCGTAATCGGAGACGCCGCGGGCAAGGATTCTGTTAAGGGATGACAGCGAGTCTGCCACCGCCTCGTTATCCTTACGTTGCAGAGCTTTAACAAGTTCAGAGTGCGCCGCCTGGGCTTGCTGCCAGTAAAACCCAGCTTCCCCAGTATCGACCCTGGAAAGCAGATCATAGATACGTGACTTCCATAGCGCAATTTCGCCGACCAGGGAAAGCAGATCCGGGTCTTTAGCTGCCGCAGTGTAATGATCCACCAGTCGGGAGGGAAGGTACTTCGAGTACCCGCCATGCTTCCAGGATGGCGCGGCAATTCCCACGGGCGTTGCTCCGCCGTGAGTATAGCAAAAGGTCTTGCCGCGCATGGCGTGCCCGAGACACTGGCGATTGTTCCGGGCTGACCATTTTTGACAACGCCGTCGGCCTTCGTACCTGTGCCCCTGGGGGAAATCGGGGACAGGCACGAAGTCCGATGGTTTCGGATAAAGTTTGACCCTTTGACTTGTACCCGGGTCATGGGGTTTCATTGAGCCATATCGTTATAGGCTCGACGGTGCAAGGATTGGCTTGTCTTCTCTCACCAAGTAGATGCCGGGCATGGAAACGAGTGTGATGATCCCCTTGTATACAATCTGACCCCCGACCAGCGACAGCGCAGTGGCGAAAGGAATTGATTCTGCGCCGAATAACGGAGGCAAGACCACAAAAGCCAGCGAAGCAAAGACCAGAGAGTCTATCGGTAAACTGATTGCGTTTGATGTCAAGACGCGCGTCCACTGAGGCGCATTTGAGAAACGCTGTCGGTAGAAGTGATACACTTCGGTGTCGATCAGTTCGCTAATGATCTCAGCCGCGATGGACCCAACCGTGATTGCGGGGACAACTGCAAAGACAGCCGACCAGGCTTCACCCAGTTGATAGAATGGAGGCCAGGGCAGTCTTGCCATCCAAGCCAAGTACAGGGCTTGAACGATGTTGAATGCGCCCGCGCAAACGATTGCGGCCTGCGACCATGTCTTGCCCAGCCGTTTATGAATCAGATCACGGATAGTAAACGTCAGGGCAAAGATCAATGATCCTGCTGGCATTGTGATCCCAGTAATGGAGATCAATTTTGTCGCTCCAATGTCTGCCACAGCCTGGCAAAGGATGTAGCTTCCAATCAATGCAACGACGATCCAGATAGTTTTCTTGTTCATTTTTAACCTCGCTTGATGTTCGAAATGGATGCGCTCACCGGCGCGTGTACGGTTGACTCCGCGTGAACAGTCACGAACAGGAGTATGTCACCAAGCACCGCTTTGAGTGTATCGAACACCAAGCGGGCCAGGTCTTCGATGGTCATTTGATCCAGAGCAATTGTTTTCAGCCATGATTCAAATGCTTCGAATTCGAGAAGTGTTTGTTGAGGATAGAATTCTATTTCAATTTTGCCATAGAAAGCCGCCTTCCCTATTGAACAGATAGTTGAGTAGGATGGAGAATAAAAGACCTTCGACCCTGGGGGCAGGGAGTTATTGGGGATAGTCAAGCTCGATGTCATTTTGATAGTCTTCCGGTCTGGTAAACCAGGCGTTTTGTTGGGCGAAACCGATTGAATAAAACTCCCCAAAGGACAGCCTGATTTCATCGTTCAGCCTGATTAAGAGGAGATTCTGAAACCAGCCTGGGGGCAGATCGAGGGTGACCACCAGGCGCGACTTGTTGTCCCGTCTGAAAGGATGCATGCGTGAGTCCAGCTCGTCCGGAGTTGTTTCCACAGAAACGACCAGGTCGTTGTCCAGCAAAAACTGAGCCAGCTCCCATTTTTCGACAGTCTCTTTGCACAGCCAAACGTGGCCGAGATTGTGTTTCCGACAAACCGCCAAGATCATGTCAAATCTACCGCGGGTTGTTTTGCGCACAAAAAGGCTGGGAATACCGGCGAACCTGCCTTCTATCTCAATGCCTGTCCATAATTCAGCCATTCCAGATATTGACCTCCTGGGGTGATCTTCCGCTCTGCCGAGCAAAGAGGGGGTAGTAATACCTGCCACGATCACAAAGTCGAGCGATCTCAAAATGAGTGCGAGGTGAATCGATCACCTGATGAAACAGGCTCAAAGCGGATTCCAGGCTAAAAGCGGAGTATAACCGATCAGAAGGGACGCACTCCGGGAAACTGCGCCAATTCGGATACACCACGTCGCAACCGGCAATGCAGCCTTCCAGTAACGTCCAAGAAACGTAGTCCTGGAGCGAGCAATTAAAAATAATCTTCGATTTAGCCAGTTCCTGATAATATTCGTCCTTCGTCAGCCCTGCTCTTAGAGCAAATCGCGGCTGCTCAGAAGCCAACTGTTTTAGTTGATCTATCATACCGGGAGCATTGCTTGCAAACTGAGTACGGGAAGTGGTCACCATCCAAGACCAGTCGGGGTAAACCTTCAAAAATTGACGGGCGACCTCCAGCATAAATACCGGTTGCTTCTCCCCGTCCAGCCGAGAGGCAAAGATGACTTGGTTCTGTTTTTTTACGTCTGGAAGGCGACCGGCGACTTCGGCGTAATCTATGGGTAAGCCAATGACATGAATCGGCGCGCTAAAGCCAGCCTCCCGGAGTTGTTCTTTGTGGATCGAGCTCCCGACAAAAATCCCGGTCATCATCCCGTCATAGCTTATCTCGATAGGGCGCATCCAGTCACGCATCGGCCAGGTAAAATCGTATATGTCCACCGTCTGCGCCCATAACTGGGCATAGTAGTCCAGGGTGATGTTTTTAATATGCGCAGCGTAAAAGATGGCTTCGATCCCTGGGGTCCAAAAATCCTGCAAGACCACCACGTCCCCGTTGTTGACTCTGCCTTCGTCGACCAGGTGGAGAAACCGGGAGACCTGTGACAACGAGTAAACCCCCCTGCCAACCGCGTCCAAAACCACGCCGTCCCGGATGTCGTCTGCAAGCACAGCCCCTGGAATCGGGACAAAAGCAAGGTCGCTAAACTGGGCAAAGGCATTCGGAATCCACCACTGGCTAAGCTGAGTGGTGTAACGCGACTTGATCGGTTCCAAGCCAAAGTAAAAAACTTGCTTCTTAGTCAGCATAATAGTAAGCCCCGTTCTCGTTGTCCTCAAAGACACCGACGTAGAAAGCTGCCAGTTGATCGCATAATTCCCCGGCGATCATCTCACAAGACTTGCCTTGAAAATCATAGCCAAAACCGTTGTGTGGGTACAGACCGTCAAGAGCCGAGCGGATCTCGTTCTGGAGTTCAAAGAACTCGAGTTCCCGATCGCTGCCTCCCACTCTGAACCCGACTTTGATGTGCAGGTTATGGCGGTGGGTATGGCGCAAGAAAGATAAGTGTTCCGGCGCTCCCAGCCAGTAATGAAATCCAGGGACGACCAAACGGGCTTGGATGATGATTCTAGACATTTGTTTGATTGTAAAAATATTGCCAGTTATTGCTGTGCCAATTGTAAAGGCGGTAGCCTAACGCAGCCCCTGCCATGTAATTATCACGGTCGCCCCGGCGAACCTGGAACCCGTCCGAAACCTGGTTGTGGAGCGTACAGCAGCCGCCTTCCCCCAGCCTGCCAAAACGAATCAACGCCGAGGACAAGGTCGTATCAATGCTATCGAATAAAGGGTAAGCCAACAAGTAGTAATGCACCCCAAGACCGAGGATGTGAATCCATACATCGGGGTACTTTAACTTGGCAACGTTTGCCAGGTCCAATATCGTGCGGCGTACGATGTCAGCCTCCATTGCCACGTTGCCAAAAGCAACCCGGTCGTAGTTCTGGAGCAGGTAATGGAGATACGCGCTGTCATCCCCGACCGGGTGGACAACCGGTATCGGGACGAGTCCTCTCGATTCCATCCGTTCGCGGAGCAGAGTTTTCTGTTCGGTGTTGCCTATGTCCAGCTCAACGTAACCCCACAGCTTGCCCTCGTATTTATGAAGGAACCTGCAATACTCGTCGAAATATTTAGTCAGTTCGGGGCTGTTTATGTCGATCCTTCTATCTGCCGACAAAATTGAAAAAGTCCCCTCCCGCGCCATCTTCATGTAAATGCCATGCGTCCCGGAGTCGATCAATATCCGATCTTCCCTGCGAATAGAATGTTCCAAGTACTCGAAATCTTTTGGAGAGTCAAGCTCGTAGTAGGAGTACAAGTAATTGTTCTGCAAACCCATGTCCGCCAGGTAGGTAAGGGTCGCGTTAAACACCAGTTTGCCGGGCGTGTCCGCTTTCCCGCCGCCAGTAACTTTCTTATTGCTTGACGATAGCTGATTCACCGTACACCCTGAGCGCGCTTTGTAAGATCAATCCTGCCAGTTGCAGATCGGGCTGGACTAAAAAAAGATCGGTCGTCGCAGCTATCTTTGTAGTAAAGATCAAGGGACCTGGAAGGGGAATAAAGAGCATGTCCGGTTTCATCCGAACCGTATAGATCTGCCAGTCTCGAAAAACGTCGAGGATCGCCAAAAAATGCCGGCCTGCGATCAAGTAAATATCTCCCTGTTCTGCGTCCCCTTCGCTTGTATGTAAGCCAAAATCCTTGAATTTGTCCAGGAGCAGTCCGCGGGCTTCGTCCGGCGTCAATTCCTGGTTCATCGCCGCGATAATTGCAGCAATGTTGTTCAGGTCCTGCAAATCCACAGATACGGGCATCGTCGATCCAGTCGGGTCTTCCAGGGCAAGAGTTTCGAGCACCTTGTAATAGCCCTGCGCATCCCAGAGGCGCATGATCTCGGAGATTTCAAAGTCTCCACCAGACATCGTCAGGTTGTTTGCGTCGATGGCGTAACTGCGTGCAAGAGCCTTGCTGGCTGCGTCCGTGCCAACGACGAGAGGCATAGCCCAATCCCCTGTCTCGATTACCTTCGCTAATCCCCTGGGGAGAAGCATCCTTTGCTGCTCCATCTTGAAAAGAGCCTCGATCCTGCCATTGCCGGATTTAATCCCACCATCCCCGCCGGAGACGTTAGTCAACTGGCCGTCGAACTTCGGCAAGTCCTGGAACCCATGTTTGACGATAGAGGCGATCACCCCCCCAATGTCGTGCAGCTTCGGGTTTTCGTCCCACAGCAGACCAATAGCGTCCTTGACCCTGACCCAGATCAATTGAGGGGGATCATTAAATTCCAGTGTCGAGATATCGAGTTGGCGATCCAACGAGGAAGCCATTTGTTTCCCTTCTCTGATGTGCCTCTCGGGATGATACATCAGAAATGGGCAACCTGTCAAGAACTGCTGTCAGATTGATACTTGACATATTTTCTCAAATGGGATACAATATTACCAGGACAACAGATCAGAGAAAGGACAGAGACCAATGACTTGCAAAAACGGTTTTTTAGAGGAAGACGGCTACTGCACCCAATGTGGACAGAACCATTGGAAGAACCAGAAGAAACGCAGCTACGCCCCCCCTGCCCCGTCTGCAAAGGAAAAAACCAATGAAAACAAGGAAACTCAAAATCCAACCAGCAGGCGACCTGTATCGCCAGGCTACCGGCCAGCAAGCGGAGAAGTCCAGCCTGACGCTCTCCGGGAACTGGCTCCGGGAGCTCGGTTTTTAACCAGGCGAATACGTCATCATAGAAACTAAGCCGGGAGAGGTTACCATCAAAAAAATTGCCCCTTGACAAATTTTCTCAAATGGGATACAATATTACCAGGACAACAGATCAAACGAGAGGAGACAACGACAATGACCAAGAAATGCTACACCCTACCGACCGGAATGAGTTCCAAAGCTGATCAATGATCTCCTGGAGGCCGGACAGACCTACTCCGCCAGCCTGCTCAACAAGAACCTGTTCGATTGGGCACGCTACCAGATCCGCAATGACCTGGGATGCGATATCTTCGGCGCACTGGTGTACGAGTTGGAAACAGTCGCTACCCTGCATGGGGAAACAGCCGATCTCCGAAGGGAAATTGAAGTCTTCTCGACCCGTTACGATGAGCGTATAAAACTCTATGAGGAGCGCATCAAGCAATATGAGGATCGGATCGAAGCACAGAAAAGCAACAACAATTTCATCTCGGAGCAGTTCGAAAAATGGCGCGATATCGCAGAACAGAGATACGCCGAGGCCGTTGAAGCACAGCGACAGGTGCAAGACCTGGAGTTGGCAGTCATCCGGCTCAAAGCTAAGCTGTACGACCTGGAGGTGACCAAGTAAAGAGATACCAGAAGAGGAGCGCCGGAGCTGCCTTCCCGGCGCTCCTCCTGGCTTCGCCGGTTCCTGCCCGCTGCCTCAGGGCGACAAAGAGGCGATGGGGATGAGAGCCACGACATCCCCGGCGGGCAGGAGCTTACGAGACTCCAGAAAGGGAGAACAAGATGACAGAGAACGAAATGACGAATGGGGTAATAATCCTGGTCAAAGGAATGAGCTTTCCCCCGGGAACCAGAGTTGAGCGTGTCGGGGATTGGGTGTGGATCACCTTCCCCGAAAAGCCTTCCCTGGAGACCAGGGCAGCGTTGATCTCAGCCGGGTTTCACTGGATCGCCAAGCGCAGATCATGGGCGCATAACTGCGGCGTCAGGAGCGGCGGGAGCGAGAAAGATCCGAGGGAGAAATACGAAACGGAGGTAATGCTATGAAATTTCATGTCCTGGGAGAAAGACCCAAAATGACGCCGAATGGCATCGCCATCCCCGCGGAGTGGACCATCTTCAACGCCCCGCGACCGCTTTATGCCGGGAGCGTGACCATCCAAAACGAGGCGGGTGTATCGGTAGAAAAATACCTGGAATGGCAAGGGAAATTCCTGCACGGCATTTTCTATGCAGCCGTGGGACCCAATAACAGTTACGCCATCAAGCGCAACCAGGAGCTTGACGGGTGGGAGATCGTTTATCACAGCCGCGATTACCTCATGGCCTGGGCGCAACGATATTATGAAACCCACTATCAGATCGAGGATATCACCCAGCACGAGGCGTTCGACGAGCGCCATGTATTGAGCTTCGTACTCGATAAACTTCAAGAACAAGAAAGGGAAATGTAAAAATGAATACCAGAGGGCGGATTCAAGCAACAATCCTGTTTATAGCAATCTTGATTTTGGCGGCGCAGAGTACGGTCAGCGCTGCCTGCCCCGGCTGTCCGGTTCCCACAAAAACCGTTCAGCCGAGCACGACCCATACGGAGACGCCGATCCCCAGCCTGACGGCAACGGAGACAGTCATCCCCAGTCTAACGGCAACAGCCAGTCCGGACCCAACAGCGACGGAAACGGTCGTTCCCAGCTTGACGGCGACGGCCACAGTAAGCGATAATCCAATCGGCGAAACGCCGCAACCAAAAGCAACCGTCACTGCCCTGCCCGAGACCGGGATATTCGATGGTGACATCGGATTCAACGGGCTGGTACTGCTCGGACTGGCGTTTGCTGGACTGGCGCTGATTGCCAGGGCGATCAGGACAGAGGTAAATCGTGTACGTCGTAACTGAGACTGCGTTCATTGCCATGTTCATCCTGGCAGGGATCGGGCTTTTGACGCTCATGGTCATCGCTGATCGCGAGCTTGCCCGTGTCGATTGGCACTCCCTGTTCCAAAAAATCCTAAAGCAGATAATTGAAACCCTCCTGACTGTCGCTGATACTCTGGAGGAAAAAATCGACGAAAGGACAAAACCATGAACCTGAGAAAAATAGCTCTTGAGGAATGGGCAAAAACCCAGCATGACCGCGAAGAACGGGACAGCGAGGATCGCGAAAGATTCCGAGCCTACGCTGCAAGGAAGCTCTCTGATATGCTGAGGGTAGATGCTCAAGAGATCATCAAGAACGTAAACCTGGACAACCAATTCCTGGTCGGGGAGCTGCTTATCCAGGCTAGGCGCGTCGCTTCGGGCGAAGTTGATTTCAGAATCCTTCTCCCCTGCCCCGACTGTGGACTCAACGTCTGGTCACGCCCGTTCTACGGGCTGAGCGACCTGGGAGAGGTCATCGAGAACAGCATCACCGATTATACGCACGTCTGCAGAAGTGAAGCTGTCCACAAACCGAGCTGGATGATCACCAGCGATGAAATCGACATTGCGTATAACGAGCTGCTTACCGCAACCGTATCCCACCGCAAGGCGCAGACGGAGTACCAGGATCACCGCGAGGCCCGTAAGAAAACCTACCTGCTCAAGCTCGCCTCCGGGGAGATCGTCGGCAAAAACGAGAACGAGCGCGAGGCTGCCCACCGAGCCTTCGATCCCCTGCTTTACGCGGACGAGGAAACTGCCCGCGAGTTCGCCGCCAATGCAGAATTGACTTACGAGATGGCAAAAATCCGTGTTGGGCGCATCCGCGCCCTGCTCGCCTTTGCCCGCCTTGATATCCTGCCGGAGCCATGATATAATTACTGCCGTCTGTCTCCGTGGGGGCGAGACTGATCTGTGTCCTAGCCCGGCGGCTTGATCCCCGCCGGGCGCTTCTTTGTCAAGATTGCCCCTTGACATATTTTCTAATCTAGGCTATAATAAATTCAGGACAACAGATCAAACGAAGGAGACCTAAGTAAACTACGTCCCCGCTGAAGCGGGGAGCATTTGGACCTAACCCGAAAGGATTGATCCCAACGGTTGGTTTACAACAGCCCTGGCTGCAATATTTACAGCCGCATTGTGGTCCGCTGGCGCAGAGTAACCACAGGACACACAGGAGAAAGTAGATTGATTGGGTCGATTTGCTTTATCAACACAACCACATACCGGACAAGTCTGGCTTGTGTATTTCGGATCAACGAAGATCACCGGAACACCCGCCAGCTCAGCCTTGTAAGCAATATAGCTCCGAAGCTGATAGAACGACCAGTTAGCGTGCTTGCTTCTCTGCTTGCGTCTAACAGGAGCCTCACGGATTCCGCTCAAATCTTCAAGAGCGATAGCCCGTTGAGTGTCTTGCGCTTTTTGAACAAGACGCTTGCTGATCGTGTGGTTGGTATTACTTTGAAACCTGGCCTGCTTGCCGGAGATTTTCTTGAGTTTATGTTTTGCCGATTTGGTTTGCTTCTTCTGAAGGTTCTTACGGCGATGCTCGAATTTGCGGCGGTTATCATCGACTACCTCGCCGGTGAACTGCTCACCGTCGCTATCAACTGCCAGATTGACTATTCCAAGATCACAACCGAGAACGTCGTGAACGTCCTGCGGTTCTGGCGTCTCAACGTCACAGGTGGCAAGCAAGTAGAAATCGCCTTTGATAAGAGCGAGATCGCTTTCTCCACGCTGGCCCTGAAGCATCTCTTTTTGTCTTGCCCCGCAAACAAACGAGACGCGCTGGCGACCTTCGACCGTCCAGATCGAGACCTCATACAGGTCAACGTACCACTTAAGAATACGACTATCGAAAGCAATCGCTCCGGTCGATTTAAAAGTCCGTCTCACTTTTCGGTCGATCTTATAGCTGTCAACAACCTTGGAGATGCAGCGGATAACAACCTGAGCGGTGAGGTTGAATTGTTCACGAACGTCGTAGTAAACCAATTTGTGCAGCGGTACACGGGAAAATCTTTTATGCTCCCATGCCTGTTCGGAAATATAGTTGCAAGCAGCATTAGCCGTCTCAAGCGTTTGTTTGAGAGCAGAGAATTGTTCAGGTGTTGGTTGAAGCTTGACCTTTGCGGTGAGTTTCATACCCGTATTATATCACAGTTCGTCAATCTGTTGAAAGTAAAGGAGGCCGCTTTCCTCTCCCCCATGAATGGGGGAGTGTCCAGCGGAATTTTTCTATGACTACCACAATCGAGTACCACCAGGCAATGATCAAAACCACTCTGGTCAACGTAAGTCTGGAGCTTCCCGAATACGAGGGGCGCTCCTGGAGCGATGCGGAGATCAAAGAGGTCCTGGCGGGCGTAAAGCTGCCGGAGAATTTAGAACTCGGCCAGGCCCGCTTAGTTAATCTGGCTATCGGCTTCGTTACGATCAAAGACAACCAGGCGCATGTGCCCTGTGCACTGCGCTTCGAGGAAATCATCGGGTAAGAGGCTTAAAATGGACGCAGTAAAACTCTTGTGTGAAGAAACAATGAAAGCAGCAGTCCTGATCCTGCGTGATCGGGGAATTGCCAACGGAGCAGACCCCGCCAAGTTATCCGCTGACCTGCGATCCACGTTACGTGCAGAGATCGACCGGGTAATGGCTGAATGGCAAGAGGCTATTGGTGCTAACCTGGGTGAGGCCTGGCTGCGAGAGATGATGAATATCCAGTGCAACGAACTGGCGCTCAAGGCGCTGCGTGCCGGGGAATGGATCAGTTGATCACTCCGTACAATCCCAAAGGTGACATGGTCAAAGAAATCCTGGGGCGTCCTGTCGAGCTCCGCATGGTCATATTCGTTCACTCCCTGACCTGCACCGAGAGGACAGCCCGAATGGAGATGGAGCGTGCCGAGTGGGAGGCGACCTGGCCTCGTTACTGCCGGTCATGTGGCGGCTACGGGACAATGGAGTCCGGCGGCGACTGGGTCCCTTACGGCTCAGGGAATACGCGACTTCCATCCTACCCTGAACCCTGCTCGACCTGCGGCGAAGCCGGTCTTTGCCCCCGCTGCGGAGAACAGGTTGCCCACGACGCCGAATCTTCGGAGAACTTCTTTGAAGGCGAGGCCGCCTGCCCGTTCTGCGGTTGGTGCTGGGGAAAGAATCCCGGCGATGTTCTCCCTGAGGAACCGGAGTGCCACTGCTTCGAAATGGCGCACGGGTTCAGGGATTATTAGAAACGAGAGGAGTCACGACATGTTTGAGGGATATTCCGTTATGCAGGTTGCCTGGCTGGGTTATTGCCTGATCGGGCTACTCGTCATCTGTGCCCTGGGCATCTATGCAGTCATCACCGGGCGATGAGCAAGTACAACCGCAGGGGAGGCGCTCCGGTCACGATGGGGTATGTCCAGGGAGTGCGGGAGAATTACCCGCCCCAGTACCTGCATCCAAAATATCTAGTCTTCATCGAGCGGGCGCTGAATCTGAACCTCGAAGTCATCCTATACATGCCACAAGACAGCGTGTCCAAGTACGTGACCGTGAGACGCAAAGGAAAACGATTCAAAGTCAGGTTCAGCAACCATGTTCCAATCAAGTACCTTGAAGCGCAAAAATCCTGCGACTTCTTCGTCGGGGTAACGAACTTCGGCGTAACCAATACCGACCAGGCATGGACAGCCATGCTTAAGCATTTCAAGATCAAGGAGCATACGAATGAAAGTGACAAGCAGTAACTTCAAAGATTCAAAGTACAGCAAAGCCATTGTGGGGCGGCGCAGGGATAGGGAATATCCCCTGTGTTCTTCCGCCTCCGGCTGCCCCACTGCACGATACGTGGGCGGCACCAGCCGGTACCTGTGCGAGTGCAAAGACCCAACAAGCTGCCCGGGCGTCCTGCTGGCAGCCAGCCTGTACGAGGAGGCGGTCTGATGTTAAAACTCACAAAAGCACAAATGAAGGACCGTGACCGGATCGAAGCCTGGCTCAAGGGCGAGCCGTTCCGGGAGAACAGCCGGGACAAGAACCCCAAAGTCCCCGAGTTGAGCGCAGATCAAATCCTGGAAACCTACGTCCCGGAGTGGATCTCCGATGGTGCCAAGTATTACACCCCGCGGGAAATGGCCTTGTGGTTAGGCCAGAGCACGGACGTCGCCATTGATCCGCGTTATCCGTTCCACCTACTCGAACCCTGCGCGGGGATCGGCAACCTGCTCCAGCCGTGGGCTGACCAGACTTCCGCCAGCATCTTCGCTTATGACCTTGACCCGGAAGCCGTCGAAATTGGACGCAAGCTCTTCCCCTTGGTTGAATGGCATCGTGCGTCCGTGTTGGACGATTTTGAGGCGCACCGGTCGAAATATGACATGGTGGTGATGAACCCGCCGATTGGCATCTCCTGGGGGACGGCAGGCGGGATGGCGAACAGCGCAACCGGAGCAGTCAAGTCCGAGCATTTGTTTCTGGAGTTCGCCGTCCATGCCCTGAAACCTGGAGGCGTCCTTGCCGCTCTGGCTACCTACAATTGGATAGACCGACTCCCCAAGAAACTGCGGGCATGGTTCGATGAGCGGGTCGAGACAGTAGATATTGATGACCTGGGAGAAGCGCCGGGCGAATTCCGCTTCACCAAGATCACGGTTCACGGCTGGGTCATCCGGCGCAACGAAAGACATCACCCGCAAATGAAGCAGTTCCGGGAAACCGAGGTAAAAGCAGCCATTCCCCCGAACGCGGTGCATGTCCCTCATTCAGTCTACGACGCGCTGGCAACCGTCGAGCGAGGCGAATACCTGGCGTCTGTCAAACGAACCACCGCTATACTTAAAGCCAGTGGCTTCCGGAAGATCGCCAAGTGGGTCGAAAGTCACCCCCTGGAGTATGGCCAGGGGTATTGGATGGGATTCGTGTCCGATGACAAGCCGCTGCTTTTGCTGAGCTAAAGCACTTCCCCGCCTGAGGGGGGCAGGCGGGGATAGGGAGAACACGACGTATCGGGTTCTGTGCTGATAATAGCACTGGACTCACGTTTTGTCAATAATTGACAAGAGAGGAAAATTTGATGGAAAGGAAAATTTGATGGAAAAAGGAAGCAAATCAGACAGCTACAAAGCCGGCATTGAGATGCGCGCCCGCATCCTCACCGTAATCGAGCAATGGTGGAAAGAGCGCAACCGACCCCCGTCTCGCCAGGAGCTTGCCGATACCCTGGAAACCGTCCCGCAGAACGTGAATCATCACCTGCGAATCATGCGCCGCCTGGGGATAATCACCATGACCGGCAAAAAACTGAACATAATCAAGCCAGTTACAGGCGACGCCGTTGTCCCAACTGACGGAGAACAACCGACGCCAAATGATGGATGGATGAGATCCTCTTTGCCCTGGTTGTCCTAGCGATCCGGTCAGCGCAGATCAGCCGGGAGGAAGAAGCCAAAAATAACTTGCCTGAAAGTCAGAAAACATAATATAATATGAGCACAAGTAAATGCGGAGTGGCAACCGAAAAGAAGCCGCACGGGAGTAGCGCCCCGGATAGTACCGCAAATCAGGCCGCCTTTTGGGTGAGCCTGTCGCCTTCAATCTTTCTACTATGAAGAAGCGCTACAGGCGGACAGGTTTACCCCAAAGGCGGCCTGTATTTCAGAAGGGAGAATAGTATGCCAAGAATCAAGCTACGGTCAAAACTTTATCGAGCAGCCCGGCTCCTGGGTGACGTGCAAGCCGTATCGCGTGGCCCCGTCGCCATCATCAAAAGAGCAATACGCAAAAGAGCCTGGAAAGCCTGGGGGAAACTATGGAAATAAAGACTCTCAGCAATCGGGAATTGATTAGCCTGGTAATCCGGAAATTCTCAGGGCATGAGAGGCTCCTTACCTGTCCGAGAATTTATATAGAAATGGCCGATGGCGACCTGTACTCCGCGGTGTTCCTCAACCAGTGCGTGTACTGGTCCGACAGGGGAAAGCACGGCTGGTTCTACAAGTCAGTAAACGAATGGCAGACTGAACTGGGATCTGGATACACCCAGTACCGAGTAAACAAGATAACCGAGTTTTGGAAAGACCGCTTCATCCTGGAAACCCAGTTACGAAAAGCGCGGGGTGTCCCAACGCAGCATTACCGCGTAAACGTCCATGCCATCGCCGCCCTGATCCTGTGGGTAAACGAGTTCGGGTTATCAAATTTTTTAATAATGGATTTTGAAAAATTTTTACAATCTGATTATGAAAAAATTTCACAATCCATTAACATAGATTACACAAAGATTACTCCAGGGAGCGCAGGCGCTCCGGAAGTCCTCACTCCTAAGGAGTTGGGGTTTGGAGATCCGGTTCCTGATTCCGGGAAGCGCGGCCCAAAAAACGCTGCCGAGGCAAAGGAGCGTATCGCCGCGGCGCTGGCGCGCAGCCAGGCTACCCAAGCCTCCGGCGCTCCTGACCTGTCCTGGCTCTCGGAGAACGTCCGCCACCTTGCCGCTGCCTTCATCCAGGCAGCAGGTGAACAGCACCGCCCGGTCAAGGATGACCGCAGCAAGTGGCGCAAGATACTGGCGCAGTGGACGGAGCTGGGGCTTACCGCTGAACAGATCGGGGAGGCAGTACTGGAGATGCGCGATAAGGGGCTGACCATCGGCGGCCCGGAGTCGGTCACCAAGACCGCCCGGGACTTACCTGCAAAAGAGCGCCAGGACGAAAAGAGTTTATTGCCGTTATTCTCTGCAAGGAGGGATTGATGGACGCACCAATGTTTCCCCACAATGCCGAAGCCGAAGAGGCTTTGATCGGGTCAGTGATAATCCACCCTGCTGCTTACTGGCAGGTCGCCGGCGATGTCCAGGCGTCAGACTTTTACATCGAGCGCAACCGCTGGATGTGGGAGGCAGTTACTGTCCTGATAAAAAAGAACGTCCCCGTTGACATCATCAGCCTGTGCGACCAGATGCAGAAAGCCGGGACGCTCACCGATTCCGGGGGCGAGACCCGCATCGCTCAACTAATAAATGCCGTGCCGTCATCCATGCACGCTCAACAGTATGCGGAGATCGTCCTGGAGATGGCGCAGCGGAGGAAGATGATCGAAGTCGCCTCCGAGCTTGCCCGCACCGCGCACCGCATGGATGAGGACTACCACGCCGGGGCAGTCAAAGCCATCGACTCCCTTGCCCCCGCTGCCGGTGCGGGCGGGGAGACGGTCACCCTGGGTGAGGCGCTTAGTGCGCTGTATGACCAGGTTCACGAGCGGATGCAAAGTCCAAGACGCGTCGGATTGCCTACCGGCTTAGTCGATCTTGACGGCCTGCTACACGGGGGTTTCGAGCCTGGATATAACATGCTGGTCGGCAGGCCCAAGATCGGCAAAAGCAAGCTGGCAAAGCAGATCGCGGTCGCCTGGGCGGAGGCCAACCATCCGGGAGCTATATTCTCGATGGAAATGAGAGCGGAAGCTGTTGTCCGGCGAATCGCCTCCGCGCGTTCCGGCGTCCAGACCTGGAAACTCAAGTCCGGGGAGCTTGACCCAGAGGACATCCCAGCGTTCATCAATGCAGTCGGGGAGCTGTCCGACCTCCCGTTGTATATCGACGACACCCCGATGATCACCGCCCCCCAGTTGCGGGGAAAGATCGCCAAGCTCAAAGCCCGACAGGGGATCGAATGGTTCGTCCTGGATTACCTGCTGCTGATGGGCGGGAAAGGCAAAAGCCAGGACGAGGAGGAGTTCTCGCAGGAGGTCTCACGCCAGATCAAGGCTATCTGCCAGGGAGAAAACCTGGTCGGGCTGATAATCAATTCAGTCACCAAAGACCAGATGGGCAACGTCACTCCCGGCCTGCGAACGCCAAGGGGCAGCGGCCAGCTAATCCATGACGTCGATGTCATGATGGTGCTGACCGAGCATCTTGCGGAGAAAGCAGCTTACTCCGATTCCCGCCTCGCCACGTTATCAGTTATCGCCAACCGAGACGGAAACGAGGGGCGAATAGACTTGGTCCGCGATCCTGACTTCCCTGTTTTCCATAGCGTCGAACTGCGAACCATGAGCAGTCCGAGCTACGGCGATGTATCACACTGGAGCAATGATCGATGACTAGCGACAGAAATACTGCTGAGCGCATCCTCACCCCGCTTGAGGTCCGGAAATGGCTCGCCCATTATTTGAAGGAATGGGAGAAAGATGAACCAGAGATCAGCGAGGGACGCAGGAAAGCCATAGTCGGTGACCTCAACCGGGCGCTGTCTGCCCCGAACCGGGAGCCGAACCGGGAGCGGCGTCTTCTCCTGGGGTGGGTCTTCTGCCGTGCAGACAAAGCGCCTCAAGAATTCTCCTCGAAGCTGCTCTCGCTTGCGGAATGGTTCGCCCTCAACCGCTGGACAGGATCACGGAAAGTAGGTGACCGATGGTCTGTGCGCTCCACCTTCCCCGCTGAGGCGCGCTGGATCGCTAACTGTGCCCTGTATGACGCCGGGCGGGTCAAGGAAAACCCCGCCTTGACGATGGCGGAGATCGAACAGTTCTGGCAGGCGCACATGTACGACATCAACCAGGACGAGGATTTTTTTATAGCCGCGATGGAGATCGGGGGCATTCCTACTGCGGCAATCACAGTCACCGTTGCGCGCTGGGTACAGCTTGACCAGGCGGGGATGGCACCTCCGGTAGCCTACGGGGGACGCGAGATCATCGCTGTTGCCAGAGACAACACGTACCCCAACGAACAGCCGATCCGCTATATTCTGTGGTTCGGAGACAACAAAGAACCCGAAGCCCTGGGCGTGCCGGGGAATACCGTCCTGGACACTGTCCGTCAGCCCGGGGAGCTAATCGACCTTGCCGAGATCGCAAACGAGGCACCAGAAATGCTACCGGCAGTACCTCTGCCGAGGGAGACGGAGAATGAACACGTTCCTGACTGGTAACAAGGTTGGCGTCGCTTTGCTGTTCGATGCCATCCCGGAGTCCGAGCAACAGGAGTTTCAGGCAATCGGCGACCGCTGGGAGTACGATTACTGGCGCATCGGCGACAAGGTCAACGAATGGAAAGAAAAAGTCCGTGATCAATATCTGCCAGTCACGGATGAGCATGTGTACCGATTCATGGCGTACCTATTGGGTGACCGGATCAGGGCGCGCACCGTGCGCTACTATGCTGACGTCGCCCGCTTCTATTCCGGGGTACGATTCCAGACTAGGGACGATTATGATGTACTGACATTTACGCATTTTGCGATCGCATCCAGAGGAGAATCATGGCTGATACTGCTCGACGCCTGCGTGGAGTATATGCACTTCCACGGCGGCAGGCGACCGACCGTGGGATGGTTGGAAAAACTGCTCGGCCAGCCAACGTCTCAACCGGAGCCGCCAAATGAATGGCGTGACGGGGACATCCTGGCGCTAGCAAATTCCGATGACGCTATGGCGTATGATGTCATGGGGACGGGGACGATCATCCCCGCCGTCCTTGCCTCGTTTCAAAGCGCCGTGCAGCGCCTAGTCGCTAACCTGCACCGATTCCCGATCAGCGACGAAGCCAGGCAACGCATCCAGGCTGCATCCGAGACGCTACTGGATGAGCTGAGCAAAGCACTAAGCTGAATTGTCAATTATTGCCATGCGCGCCCCTCCGCGGGGTATAATCCTGGCGATGCTTCCCAGTGGAGCATTTTCGTGACAAGAACCGACGCGCCTCCCTCGCGCCGGTTCTTATCATATTGCCTCTTGACAATTTTTCTCAAATGGGCTATAATAAACGCATAGGACAACAGATCACAAGCGGAGAAAATCAATGATTGACAAAGACACAATCTCGAAAGCCCTTCAATACCTGGCCCGGATTTGCGATTATGCTGAGTCGCAGGACGGGCAGGGTTTCAACAAGTTTGATGCTGCGTTCGGCCACAGCCTGGCTGAATATACCGCCACCGGTGGAACGCTCACCGACCGGCAGGCGACGGCGGCTCTGAGGATGCTCCTGAAATACCGGGGGCAGTTGGAGCAGGTCGGGATCAAGCTCACCACCGCCCCGGACGAACAGCCCGTGGAGCGAGTAGACCCTGGGGTAGAGCCTATCACCCCTGAGCGTTCCGCCCCTAAAAGCCCCACTACATCAAACGCCACTGTCTGGACGGAAAACGGCAGGGCGTACGTAAAGTTTCCCGGCAAGCCGGATGAGGCGGTGCGGTCAGCGATAAAATCCATCCCCGGATGGAAATGGCATCCTGAGCGCAATGACAAAGCCTGGTCAGTCCCGGAAGCCTCCGCCGTTGCACTGGCAGAGGTAGCCGCGGGAAAAGCGCCGGACAGCTCTCCCCAATATCAGCCACAGCCAGGAACGAAACTCCCCGCGGTGATCCTGAGCAGGGAGAACGGCACCATACTGGTACAGTTCCCGGACCCCGATGGACGGAGCGAGCGGGTCGCCAAAGTCAAGGCGCTCCCCGAGCGCAAATGGAACCCAGACAAGCCCGGTTTACCCTGGTCGGTTCCCAACCGCTACACCCTGGACTTAATCGCCATGTTCCCCGAGGCGACGGTCGATGAGGGCGTTCGGGAACTTGCCGAGCAGCAACGGGAGCTACGGGCGATGAGCAATAAAGCGCAGGGATCGAGCCTGACGGAGATCGACGGCTTGGGTGGAGTTCCTTACCCCTTCCAGTACGTCGGGGTGGAGTTCCTTGACCGGGCGAACGGACGAGCTTTAATCGCTGACCAGATGGGGCTGGGCAAGACCATCCAGGCATTGGCATGGCTGCAATTGCATCCCGAGCTGCGCCCTGCGGTGATCGTAGTCCCGGCCTCGCTCAAACTGAACTGGCAACGGGAGATCATCCGCTGGATGAGCAAGCGGGACAAAGTCGCTATACTTGAGGGGCGCAAGACGTTCGACCCGGCGCTCACCGGCGCAGACATTTTCATCATCAATTATGACGTGTTATCACCCTGGGTCGATACTCTGGTAAAAATGAGACCCGCAGTGATGATCGCAGACGAAGCCCATTATGCCAAGAATTATAAAGCGCAGCGCACAAAGGCGCTGGCAAAATTCGCAAAAGCGGTCGAGCGAGTGATCCTTCTCACCGGGACACCGGTCACCAACCGGCCCATTGAACTGTTCCCCCTGTTGAACATGATCGACCCTGAGGGCTGGCCCTCGTTCTTCCGCTACGCGAAGGAGTATTGCGGCGGCTACAATGACGACTACGGTTTCAACGTGGGCGGGGCGACCAACCTGGAAGACCTGCACCAGAGAATAAAGCCCTACGTAATCCGGCGCACGAAAGACCAAGTCCTGAAAGAGCTTCCACCTAAACAGCGGAACACCCTGGTAGTTCGGTTCGACGAGGCGCACCGCAAAGAATACAATGAAATGATCTATGAGGCGGCAATGGCCGCAGCCCGGACGAGCGCTGAGGCGTTGGTGTTCATCGAGAAAGCCAAGCAGGTGACCATGCGAGCCAAGATGGCGGACACCCTGGAGTGGATCAAAAACTTCTTGGAGGGCGGCGACAAACTGGTAGTCTTCGCAGTACACCACGAGACGGTTGACGCTATTATGCGAGAATTCCCCGGCAGCGCAGTCAGACTCACTGGACGGGAGAATCTCCAGGAGCGGCAGGAAGCGGTTGACGCCTTCCAGAACGACCCGAGAATCCAGCTCTTCGTCGGCAACATCAAAGCCGCCGGGGTAGGAATCACGCTCACTGCTGCCAGCGATGTAGCATTTGTCGAGTTTGTATGGACGCCCGGAGATCACGACCAGGCCGAGGACCGGACGCACCGCATTGGTCAGACAGGCAGTGTCACAGCATGGTACATCGTAGCTGAGGGCACCATCGAGGAAACAATCGTCAGATTGATCGAGAGCAAACGGCAGGTGATTGACACCATCCACGACGGCAAAGTCGGGGAGCTGGAGTTCTCGGTCGCCGGGGAGCTAATCAAGGAAATTGCAAGCGAGGCCAAACGATGAAAATCCCCTGCCTTAGCTTGACGCTCGGACAACAAGGCGGGATCGGTAATCCGCCAGTAATCGTCCGTCTCCGGGGACGCTGGTACGCAGTGATCGATAGCCGCGATACCCGGCCACCTGCTGAGCTTGCCGAAAGGCTGGATTATCAGCAACGGCGAAAGTCACCCTATGACCACAGTCCAGACCCTTACTGGCACCCGCAGGGGTGGGTATGGCGCAAGTGGAATAACGCTCAAGAAATCACCTGGGCGGAGCTAGAAAGGATGGTTGACAAACATGGAAGTAAGATTGATCAAAAAAGTCGATGAGGTCACCGGGGAAGTAACCTGGTTCGCCCAGCATAGAGAGAAGGCCGGGCGCTGGTCTGCTGGCGTCCCGGCCAGCCCCTTCACCATCGCAGTATGGGAGGAACTGGAGCGGGTCGAAAAACTCCTGGCAGGAGTCGAGCAGGTCCTAAAAAAGAAACTCGGAGACAGACCGTGAACAAAGCTGGTTGCCCGATCTGCACTACCGATAAAGTCGCCCTTGCTGATCTGCGCCACCACGAGCGGATCGAAAGTTGCGAGGTACACGGGAATTGGTTCGTCACCGTCTGCGATCGATGCGGACGTGCAGTTGTGAGCGACTGCGTCAATTCCTGCCGAGATTGCTATCCAGCAGGCAGTGACTACTCCACCCCGTGAACGGGGTGGCTTCTAGGGATTGCGCCCAAGCTCTGTAGTCCCAGAGCTAAAATGTTTATTGCGGCGTTTTCGTCTCGGTCGATTACGAGACCACAAATAACAATATTATAACACAGATTTGCGTAATATTCGCTATTCATCTCCCCCCTTTAAGGGGGGAGCCTTCTAGCATTTTTTCTGTAAATGACTACTTCGGAGACCATGAGTAACCCTGCACGCTACAATGTCCGTGTACGGGTGAGGGTCAATATCCCCACAGTAAACGGGAGGATAATCCGGCGCATCACAATTCGCAAGACCCTGCGCTGCGCCTTCGCAGACCTGTTCGGGGAGGTCAGGGACTGGATGTCCGCCAGGCATCCAAAATACACCTGCTGGTACGTGCGTTCTGTCTGGCAGCACCACGGAACGTACACCAGACGCGTGTATCTTGCCCGGGGGTTCTAAGATTGACTATTGACAAATTTTCTAATCCAGGCTATAATAAATGCGTAAGACACAGATCAGATCAAACGAGAGGCACAGACATGGCACAAGCACAGTTCACAAAGTCGGAAATTTTCTCCTGGTTCAACCGAGCCAGGAGCGCCGCCCGCAAGGGCAACGGCGGGCTGGAAATCAAGCGCACCAACCGGGCGCTTGGCTACCTGCTCTCAGGGAAGGCGCAGGAGCACTGGGGGAAGTACGGGACGACGCTGCGCTCCTGTGGATGCCCCGACCGGGAGCATAATCGCAATATCCCCTGCAAGGGGATGGTCGCAAAAATGATCGCCAGCCGGATCGAAAGCCACCGGCCACAGCCCGAGACGATGACCGTCCGGGCGTTGATGCGGAGTTACGATCCGGTCAGCGTCTTAAATTCACAGAACCCGCAAGAAATATTCGAACGATTGATCTGCGGCGTCGAAACCCCCAACGGCCCAATGAACGCCAACTGGCCAGCAACAGAATGGCTGGTCGATACAGTCTCCAGCGGTTGGACAGCGACCGGGGCGACGTTGCTCTCGAAGCAAGGCAGCCGGGCAGGGTTCGCCGGGTACTTCGAGATCACACTCGAGAGGTAATCATGAAAGGACATCGATGAAAATCACGCGTGAATACCTCGTTGGCCTTGGCGCAAGCTGCAAACAATTGGACACATTCTCGGGCGAATGGCCGGATGGCGCTGAGGTTACATTGGATAACTGCCTGAGGGCAGCAGAGTTGGGACTTGACCTGGATTGGCTGGCGGAGAAAATGTTTCCCGCTCGGGCGTTGGAAGCCTACCTACAGGCCACAGCCCCGGCGTTGGAAGCCTACGAGCAGGCAAAAGCCCAGGCATTGGAAGCCTACCGACAGGCAAGAGCCACGGCGTTGGAAGCCTACCGACAGGCCACAGCCCCGGCGTGGGAAGCCTTCGAGAAGGCAAGAGCCACGGCGTTGGAAGCCTACGAGCAGGCCACAGCCCCGGCGTTGGAAGCCTACCGACAGGCAAGAGCCACGGCATTTTATAAAATTTATGATGAGATCTACTAACAAATTGGCGGCAGGTTGACACTCGCCGTGAGACCCGCCGCCAAAAAGGAGATGATGCAATGCAGAGTATACCACAACTGACCTGGGACTACATCCGATTTATCATCGCCATTCCGCTGCTCACCGGGCTTTGCCTGCTGGCGGATTGGATTTACTGGCAGGCGAAGGGAGGCAAGCCATGACCCTGACAATCACAAACACCTGGGACTATGGATTATGGCCGCTTGAGCGAGCGCACCTGCGTTTCGAGATCGACCAGACGGGACGCAGGGTGTTGATCGACTTCAACGGGGCAGAGCGAATCGTAGAAACCAGGCCGGTCAAAAAGCCGCGCGGCGGCAATACTCGGAGACTCGGAAAGTATGATTGGGAATGGTTGAACGGACGATGGGTGCGAAAGTTCCTCTAAGCCTCTATGATCTCGCCTCCAGGGTAAATCCCTGGGAGATACTACCCGATTCCGGGCGTGTAATCTGGAAGGGCAAGAACGGGGCGTTCGCATTTTTGTTTCATCGTCCGAACGGGACGATAAAGTTATACGTCCCCACCTACGGGTACGATAACGGACTATTGTTTTGGCAGCTCGATGACAGTAAACCGGTCTTTCGTAAGGCAGACCGGGACGAATATGAAGAATGGAGGCGAAGGTGTCTTACCAGTCAGAACACAGAAGAATGAAGCCAGTCCTGAGAAAAGCCGAGGAGCTTGACATCGGGACTAATTCAGTCCCTGAGGCGATCTATGAAGGTCATCTCGCCGCGGTGTCAGTGTGGTGTACGCCGGAAGATCATCCCGAGGGCTGGGATGGTGTAATGATGACCGCCATCGCCGGGATGTTCACCAAGAAAAGCGCATACGTTGGCTGCGCATCCTGGGTGTGGGCTGATGAGGAAATCGACAACCCAAAAATCATTGCCGTCAGAATCGAGACGGATGCCTACGCGTTACAGGATCGCTATGGTGGACCTTATAAACAGTGGAAAAACCGACCCGGCGACATTGCATGGATCACCCAAAAGATCACCGAGTTGTTTCAACTGGCTGGCGTGGAAATGCTGCCGGTCATCACCGATTGATCTTTACAGAAGATCATTATTATATTATAATATCAGCAGGACAGGAGGCAGGCATGGAACTAAAGCTCCCGGAAGAAATCAGGATGGACACATCTTACGATGAATTGTATGTCATCGAAAACGATTGGTTAGTATGGGCTGACAGCGTTGGCATCTATCGCCGGTTGGCTGACATCGTACTGTATCTCGGAGATGATGTAACCTTCAAACAGCCCTACGGCTGGAATATCATGCCGGTGCTTGAGGTAATCAAGAGGGATAAGTTTTCCGTGACAGTTGTTACCCTGGCGTTCAGGATTGGGGAGCACATCAAGGGAAATGAATATGACAGGTACTTTGCCTTGACGGTAACATCGAATGACTTGACCGTTTGCCGTGTGCATCTGCGCGAGAACCGTCCCGTCCAGGTAGCGACCTTTGTTTACGGCAAATGGATCGCTCTGCTCCTGAAGCTTGAGGAGCAAGCAACAGCGATCAAAGACAAAAACGCTGTAATAAACGCCGAACAGCAACAGCAGGTCAAGCTCCGGCAAATGTTGGCCGGGCAGGAGGTGTAGGTGTCCGAAATAGGTTACGTTATCCATCCCCCCGTTATGCTCCCCGCGGCGTTGTACGCCAAGTTCGAACAGACGAGGGCGGAGCTACGGGCTAAGCGATCAGGGTTTACCAGGGCGATCGTTTACCAGATGAATCTCAATGGTGCGATCAAGGAAATCCCATCCTGGCTGAAATCTGGATGGGGACGTTTTCCGGCAAAGCTCAGCGCGTTCCTGGTTGCGGAGAATTTCCTGGAAGCAGAGGACAAGGCCGCCGCCAGGATCGGGGCAAACCGGTCGGAGTACGTCCGAGCTTGTTTGGCTATGTATCTATCAGTAAAGGAGGAACTATCAGAGACAAAAGAAGAAGACAAAGAATTGACCATTGGACAGCAAAAATCTTATGAAAAGGAACAGTGAAATGACAATCCAGGTAACTCAAGATCAAATAAATGCGATCAACGAAGGATTCGCACAGGGCGGGGTAAGGTTGCCCTTCCCGGTGTTGTACCTGCGTTGGCGCAACGGCAAGCAGGAACTATCCGATCTTAAAGACGCCCGCCACTTTGGCGGGTGGGAAGTGGACGGCGAGGCCGTGGGTGAATACCTCGCCATGACCGGGCTTTCCGGCTTACCACATGGCTTCTCTGCCATAACAGCCGTCCCCAAGTCGGGCGGAGAATACACAGCCTACGTTAGCCGATGGATTGGGTTCGCCCCAATCGGACAGCGAAAACGCTGGCGCAAGAACGAGCAAGGAAGGGCATACAGCCACGTACAGATCCTGGGATTGGTGGCTGACTTCGAGCCAAAAAAGAAAGTCTATTCCGCCTGGGGAAACGTGGTGCTAACTGCAACCGGACTGAGCGCCCAAGCTATCGAGGACGCGTTGCAGAAGTTCTCCGCCGCAACCGCGGTGTCACGGCAGCAACACGCACCAGGCGTCCCGGCGTACTTCTTTTGGCATCCCCTGGGTACGTTCGGGGAGTTCCAAGCAAAGCTGGTTGGCAAAGGCAACAACCGCTCGCCGATCACGCCATGCCAGGTTCACCTCCCTGACCAGGTCGGAGAGGATCACCTGAGCAAGTGGTTCGTGGGTGCCGAGTCCGTCGAGGCTATGGTGGCGCTCAAACGCCAGGCTGACAGTTGGCTCTCAGCCGATTCCTGGAAGCGGGGCGAGGAGGGCGAGGGCGGCGAAAGCGGCCCGGAGAACTTCCCAGCCGAGTACGATGACCACTACCAGGGCGATGAGGTGCCGTTCTAATGGCCGCCACAGTCATGCCAAAGACTATCCAGGTTACCTATGAACGAAAAGTAAACCTGGGCAATTACAATAGCGTAACCTTTGGTGGTACAGTTTGGGCTGATATTGTCCATGACCTGAGCAATAACCCAAAGGAGGCGGTGTCCGTGACGGAGCAGGCATTTCGGGAGCTTCAAGAATCCATGCGCGAGCTGGTCAAGATTGAGGCCATGAAGCTCTGGACCACAATTGCCAGGAGCCGGGCAACTAACGGAATGACCCCCGTCCAGATGGAGAAGGAGGGGATCGACCCCAAGCTCGCCCTCTGCTACCTAGCGGAGCATGTCGGGATGTTTGATGAGGAGGGAGAGCCAATCCCACCAATAGACAACCCGGCATAGAACCTTAACAAAACATGCGGGGCGGCGTGGTGCGAACATGCTGAAAAGCTCAAGGGATAGACTTCGGCTTACGCAGACTTGGCTTGACATGCAGTCTATCTAAGCAGGTTCAAATCCTGCCCCCGCAACTTGGCGGGCATCGTACTTCAGGATGGGATGGTGAGGAGTGGGGCTACGAAGAACCGAGCATCCAGGAGATCATGGCGCTCGGGATTCGTCCCAACCTGGTACCGGCAAAAACTGGACAGCCATCAATGTTTTGACCCCCCCCTACCCCAATGACGTGTCGGGGCAGGTGAGAATCCACGAAGGAATGAGGACGGACACAAGATGCAAAAGATATATTCGAAAGACCGCGTGATCGAAAGCATAGTAAGTCTGGTCGCCTTAATGGGTAACCAGGCAAAAGCCGCTGAGCGCCTGGGCGTCTCAGATTCGTATCTATCCGAGGTCATCCGGGGAACGCGTGACCCGGGTTATAAAATCCTGACCGGCCTGGGGTGGCGCAAAGTCGTCGGGTACGTCCCGGAGTCAATCGCACAGGCTAAAGAGGCCAAACTGAAATGATCGAAGAACCCCGGCTGGGTGCGCTCCTGATGCTCTGGCTCGCTGCATTGACCTTCACGGGGATCGGGTGGAGGACAGACATCCCCGATTCGCTGGATTGGCTGCGCTTCGTTCTCCGGGGGTTTGCCGTTATCCTGGCTATCCTTGCAGTGATGATGACAGTCGATGCGTTTTGGGGTCGGGCAATCCGGAGGGCGCAGTCCTGGAACTACGCAAAGACATCCCACCTGGTAAACCTGAGCAAGTCCCTCAAAGGATTGACGCCGCGCCAGACCGAGATCGTGACGCGCTATGACCCACTGTCTGTTGAGGGTTTATTGGGGTCGGACCGTGTTGTCGAATGGTTTCTCCGGGGAGAGCGTTTCTCAGTCCCCCTGGGGTTGGTGCAGGACTTCTTGGTCGCCAGCTACCCGACCAGCCCGCGTCTGTTCCCGATCCGCAGACACCCTGAGTTCAGCCGGGAGTATAACTGGACAAGCGCCGAGGACATGCTGACCGAGATCACCCGCCTACTGGTCAATGCGGGGATGGCGGAGTATGACCGGGCAAACGCCTCCGCGGTGTTGATCGAAGGCATTACCTGGGACATACTGGCAGAGGGGTTCGGCGTGGAAAAGAATTGGTTGAGCTGAGAGGCAAAAATGCGACAAAGGAAACGGTTATCAGGTACCAGGAAAATCAAAGTCTCCACTACATCTTTGTGGTGCGACGTGTGCTACCGCCAGCAAAATTTCGTCTTGCTCCGTTCCAGCCCTGGAAGCAGGATTGAAAAGTATAAGTGTCCAGAGTGCAGATTTGTAAAGGAATATCATGTCTGAGACGATGATCATAGCAATTTTTGTTTCGAGCATCTTGTTTTTGTTAATGGGATCAGTGCTCCGTGTAAGGTGGCTCGAAAAGTTTAGCAAGGAATTGTTGTCAGACCTAAAAAAAGAATACGACTCTCACGGAGAGGCCAGGCATAAGTTATGGAGGCTGCGCAACTTCGGGAATGTCGAGGAGAAAAACTGATGGAACCGGGACACGGGCCACGAAATGAGATACGCCGCGGAATCTGGCGCAGCATGGTCGAGAAATATTACGGGACCGAGGATGCTGACCAAGTAAGATTCCGCACATTGGATGAGGCCGCCGTTGCGCGTATGAAGGTTGACATGGAAACCGATGCCCGCTGGCGATGGATGCAAATGTGGGTCTTCCGCCTTCTCCTGTTGGGAGTGGTAGGCTACCTGGCAGTTTTCGTCAAAGTGTTTCTATTTCCAGACATGGGATCAATGTGGTTCTACCAGTTAGCCCTCGATCCGCCGGTTTGCGATGCCGCAGGTAATTGCATCGGTACTCCGGGAGCGATCGGGGCATTCCTTTGTCTGGTCATCCCATTGGTCGGCGCAACACTGGCGTTTTGGCTGGTCAGCGTTTTCGGCGGAGGCGATAGCGATGCCTAGACGAATCCAACGTAAACGCACAAAGGGTTGGAGGATGCCCGCAAATACGGTCTACGTTGGCAGGCCAACGAAATGGGGTAATCCTTACAACAGCCAAAAAATGGGAATTGAACAAAGCGTAAAAGCCTTCCGTTTAGCGATTGAGGAAGTATCATGGTCAAACCACGTGGAAAAGTCATCTATCAGGGTAAAAGCCCTGGCACAGTCGGTCTGGGGGCGACAGGGATCAGGATTGGGGCATGGTGTCCTGACGAGAGAGCAGAAGCTCCGCCCGAGCAGGTGCATCTGCATTTCACACTTGAGGGATTAGAGGACATGCCGATGATCCTGCGTTTCAAAAGCCCGGATACGCTCGGGTTCCTGATCGAGGAATTGGAACGCTACCGGCGTTATGTCTGGCCGGAGGCCGAGCCTGTAAATTTAGAGGAAAGGAGGTGAGAGCTATGAAGGTGATCTGCCGTTTCAGGGTGAACGAGAAAGCCGAGGTCGAGCATTATCAACACGGCAACGCGTTCCGCATCAAGCTGCAAGGCGCTAAGTCCGAACCGTTCGGTTCGGCAACGCCCTCGGCTAACTGTGAAATGCTGATCGTTCCCCCGGATACCGCGGCCGAGTTTGAAGTAGGCAAATATTACCTTGCCACTTTTGAGCTTGACCTGGATCAAGAGCATCCGAAATATTAATCAAGATTTGCCAAGCCCATCGAGGCAGAGGCAGATTGAAAGGCGAATGAAACCAATTAACTTTCCGCAAGCCAACAAGACACTTTTGAAACCTGAGGGTATGACCGATGAAGAGTGTGGATCATTGCCGATCCATACGGACGGCGGAAAATGTTTGTCATTGTGGCATCTCTCATGGAGGGAGCGGCTCTCGGCTTTGTTTTTTGGCAAGGTTTGGCTGTGGGTTTACTCGGGGCAGACACAACCGCCGGTTGCGTTGATGGCCTATAGAGATGTGTTCGAAGAATAGATTGAGAGGAGGTGAAACAATGAAAACTATGATTGTTCTTGAATTTGGAGATGACGAGGTTTTTATCTCAAAATTGACTAAAAAAGGTCAGGAGATCGTTTATGCGGATGATTATGAGGCATCCGAGGAAGCCAAAAAGATCTGGACTGATTGGGAAATAATAGATTTACCTCCCGTGGCAATCGAATTCTTAAAAAATACAATTAATCAGCATCCGCAAAAAGAATGACCTCGGGGCTATTGCTGAACGGTTGATAACTGCGATTATCGATTGAGGAATCATGGGCGATAAATCAACGATCGAATGGACAGACGCGACCTGGAATCCCTGGCGGGGCTGTCATAAGGTCAGCCAAGGCTGCAAGCATTGCTACATGTTCCGGGAGCAACGGATGTATGGCGCCGACCCGAACGTGGTGATGCGCTCGAAGACCACCTTCGAAGCGCCGCTGAAATGGAAAGATCCAAAAATGATCTTTACCTGCTCCTGGTCGGACTTCTTCATCGAGGAGGCGGACGTGTGGCGCGATGAGGCCTGGGAAATCATCCGCCAAACCCCGCAGCATACTTACCAGATCTTGACAAAACGCCCGGAGCGGATACGAGATTGTTTGCCAGCAGCAACTTGCCAAGGGGATTGGTTCCCGCGCAACGTGTGGTGGGGTGTGTCGATCGAGAGCCAGGAGCACATCGAGCGCTGGTCTATCCTGGACAGCGAGCTGCACTATCATATACCGGCGGTGATGTTCATTTCTGCTGAGCCATTGCTGGGACCACTTGACCTCTCCGGCGAGATGCAGGAGATCGACGTGGGTGATGAAGAGCACAACTGGTGGACGCGGACACCGGACTGGATCATCGTCGGCGGGGAATCGGGACCGGATTACCGATCGATGGACCTGGAGTGGGCGCGCTCGATCCTGGCGCAGTGTAGAGAATACGAAGTTGCCTGCTTCGTCAAGCAGCTCGGTGGGTGGCCTAATAAACGGACGGACCTGTCAGAATGGCCCGAGGATTTGCGAGTGAGAGAATGGCCGGAGTAAACAAATGGCCTGGCTGCCCAAAATGCCGGCATCGGGTCGTGGTTCTCTATGAAGTGCATGAGGTTATTGTCGTGTGGGAGGCAGATAACACATGCCATGAGATCCCACCATCAAAGTCGCACGTTAGGGGTTTGTGCCGCAATTGCGGGCATGAATGGCGGCTGCGTGGCGTTCATTCAGTGAGCGAGAAATGGTTCAATCTATCCGTCAGCAGCGATCTTCCACAGGGATACGTAACCTGTCCTGTCTGCAAGGGAAGGTACAAACGGACGAAAGATGGAAATCCTCGTCTCCACCGCCTGGATAAATTGATATGCCAGGGAGTTGGCAGTACGAGACGCTCAGGGTATTTTTAGCCAATGCTCAAAAACGCGCCTTCTGGACAAGCTCTGGACAGGGTGGAAAGGATTTATATGGTTTCCCTGGATAGTTACGGGTTGGGTGAGATTTTAGAGGCAATGGGGCTTCCGCCTACGATGCGCTCATTCGAGGTAATCGCTGTCGATCTGAGCATGCTTGCAGGGAAACGTCCGCCCTGGACCAAGAAGTACGTGCATAGCGTTTACCGGGGAGTCATCAATCCGAGCCAGGTTTTTCTCGCCGCGGTGTCGGCACTTGCCCAGGTAGTGGACGGCGTACCTCCGGGTGTTGCCGGGACAAGTCAGGTCACGGTCTTTGCAGATGTTACCGCCATTCCTGAGGGCGTCTTGATCCCGCGCGGGGCAAAGGTTATCAAGTGCGCCCGGCCAGGTTGCCCGGTGTGGTTCATCAGGATTCACCCACGGCAAAAATATCACGACCGGAGTTGTAGGCTATGATCTTCATCGTTGAAGGGTATGTAGTGCCGTACGTGCGCATGACGCATCGGAGCAAGTTCGCCAGTGACCGGGCGAAGCGTTATCTCAATTCCAAAGAGGCCACCGGATGGCAGATTAAAATGCAAATGATTCAAAATGGATGGTCGATGATCCCGAAGGGCACTCCCCTGGAAGTAAGTGTAGCTTTCCACGGATACGATCACACGTCTGACCTGTCCAACCTATACAAAGCGGTCGAGGACGCAATGAACGGCATAGTGTACTCAGATGACCGCTGGGTGGATAAGCAGTCAGCAGACCGCTATGCTCAACCTGAGAATCAGCGGGCGATAATCAAGGTCGGGGTCCTGCACGAATTTTCAACCGATCAATATGTGACAACTCTCCCCGCTAAAGCGGGGGAGCATCCCCGGAAACGCTCGCCCCAACGGGCCACGTTACCTCCGGGAGCCTGCGTCCCAGGCTGAGAATAAACTAATTTTATCACAGAAAGGAGGAGTGCGCAATTCCCCATCCCCCCTGAAGGGGGGAGTACCCTTGCGCAATTTTCTATGGCGATGACATCGGCAACTTTGCCGCACGACTTCATTCCCTCCGACGATGGGCGACTGCGCATCTGCAAGGTTTGCGGGTATGCCGTGTTCTGGACTGACGGCGTGCTGACCGTCCTGGCAGAGGGCGAGCCGGAGAAGCACGACGACCCGTTCGGCAGTCTGCCGCCCGAATTTGTGAGCTGGGCGGAGAGGTACTTCGATGGGCGGGAGTGATGGTCTATTACAACGATAACGATCCATATGTCTGTGAATGGACCCGGAACCTGATAAAAGCCGGGCTGGTTACAGGCGGTATCGTAGATGGGAGATCGATAAAAGATGTCAAGCCAGAAGACCTTACAGGATACAGGCGGGTACACATGTTCAGCGGCATCGCCGTATGGGACTACGCCCTCCGCCTCGCAGGCTGGCCCGACGATAGACCGGTCTGGACAGGCTCCTGCCCTTGCCAGCCATTCTCAGCAGCAGGAAAACGCGGCGGTACAGATGACCCTCGCCATCTCTGGCCTGACTGGTTCAGGCTCATCCGAGAGTGCCGCCCTCCAGTCATCTTTGGTGAGCAGGTTGCGAGCAAAAATGGACTTGCATGGCTCGATCTGGTATACGCTGACCTGGAAGGTGCGGGTTACGCCGTCGCAGCGGTCGATCTATGCGCTGCGAGCGTCGGCGCGCCGCATATCAGGCAAAGGCTTTACTTCGTGGCCCACGCCGAAAGCGGCAACGGGAGATTATCAATACTCACGGGGGAATCACGACAATCCGGTATTGAATCTGAGCGGGGCGGCGAAACTGGCCTCCTGGGCGACACCCGCGGGGCGGGACTGGAGGGACGGGCGAGCCTCGGAAGAGACAATGGACAGGAACAGCAGGCCATTGAACGAGCAGGCGGTTTCTGGTCTGATCTCGAATGGCTCCCCTGCCGGGACGGAAAGCTCAGGCCAACTCAACCCGGCCTTTTCCCGCTGGCTCATGGGGTTGCCTCCAGAGTGGGACGATTGCGCGCCTACGGCAACGCGATAGTGGCTCCGCTGGCGGCCGAGTTCATCCGAGCATACATGGAGATGATATCGTGAGCGCAGAAAGTTGCGGCTGGCGCAATCTATTGCACTTGTGGTATAAGGAGTGCTGAGGATGGCGCATAATGTAATCCTCTCCGGCGGTCCCATGAACAGTAAGGTGCAGGCTGTTGACCATCTGCCCCTGGTATTGATCGTGGTGCGGCATGGTATAATTTCATCGCTTGCGACGGAGCGCTTTTGAGCTACGGCAAAACATCCTGCCCCAAAAAGCAGGGTGTTTTGTTGTATAATAAGCCTACTCCGCGTGAGTAGGGTTGACAACCTGAGGGGCGCGGCGCAATGCTGGGAGAACACGGGGCCGTCCTGTGCCAGCCTGGCGATGTACCTTCGGGTTCTGCTTAAAGTGCTAGCCAAAAAAAGCAGAATTCCCGCGCAGGTCAAAGCGCGAGAGGTTTTCCGCCGGTCGGACGGACTGGAATCATAAAGCTCCCCTGGGAAGGGGAGCTTTTATTGTCTTTACGGTTTCATGCTTTCGATAACTATTCTTATAGCAATCAATAAGAGGGGCTGGAAACGCATCATCCAGCCCCCCCCTCTGCCGTCCTTGTCAACCGGAGATTACGCCGTCCGTTTCCCGGAGGTACAGGTCCGGGTAGCCAAGCCCGGGAACTGTCACCAGTTTATAGAAACCTATTCCGCCGTCTGCGACCACCCTACCGGGATAAACCAGGGGTAGGGTGCCGTTGGCGTACTGAACGCGCTGGTTGACCGGCGAGGTGTCCGATGGATAGATCTCCATGATCGGGCGTCCTGCCTGGTTGACATCTTTGATAAACCGGGCATTCGCTCTTTCCGCAGTGATGCTGAATTGTCGATAATCGGGATCGGTTTCGCCGTCATTACCCGAGCCAGATTCCAGGGCTTCGACCCTGGTCTCCAGTGTAGTAACCCTGGCCTGTATATCTGCTGTTGTCACTTCCAGGGCTTCGACCCTAGACGTCAAATCATCCGGGGGCGGCATTAGTTCCGGGGTTCCCATGATTTCCCCGATGACCTGGCGAAACTCCGCTTCGTTGCCAATCTCAGCCCGTTCCCATGTTGCAGTAACGGTACCACCTGCGCCGTTTTCACCGGGGAAAGCCGGCTTCTTGTCAGCAGTTTGGTGAACCAGGACGCGATCCCTTTGTACTCCTGCTGGCAGCGTTGGGGGGCCTGGGTGCTCGCGTGTCCTGTCGGTCAGGTATTGAGCCAGCCACCACCAGACGATATTGAGCATGTCCAGAGTCCAGAACGGTGAGAGCCACTTGTTGACCAGGAGATGGCGGCAGTAAATCAAGGGGTACATCCCGTCACGGGCTTTTACGACCTCGCACATCTGCCAGGTGGCGTCAGCGTACCGGGCGTCGTCGATGTAGCGATTGACCTCCAGGTCTATTGTCCGGGGTGCATTGGTTGGCTCGGGCTGGACTTGATACCAGTTATCAGCCTGGCGAATGACAGGTTGGTCGCAAAAGATCACATGATAGGTAGCATACAGAAACTGATCCCCATACGCTGCTGCCCTGACCAGGAATGGCACGGCGTATTCGTCCTGGTAGCCCCAACTGATCCCGGCGCGGTGCCATGCTCCAATGACGCCATTCGCTATTGCAACGTCCAGGTTCGGGCCGCGCTGGTAGACGGAGTAGCTACGCAGCAGAGGTCGGTCAAGCCCCGTGGGGTCCTCGAACGGAGCAAGTATGGCGTATGCAACCCTGGAGTACAGGTCAGCGAGGCGTGCCATCGGGATTGCCCTTTGCCAACTGTTCGACAGTCAATTTTCTCCGAGACAACCGCTCGACTAACCGGTCCAGGATCAGGTTGTAGATGATCGTGCCAGCACCGACCCAGCCGGAGAAGATCACCAGCCATGCCGCGGCGTACTGGAACGGGTCGATGAAAGTCGGGAATTCCGGAGGGGCGAAGATGACCGATAGGATCAGGCTGATTGCAGCTACTATAACGGTCATCGGACCCTTACCGAGTACGATGCCCTTCCATGCTGCGAGAAAGCGCAATCCCATAGCCAGGCCAGAGGCGATCCAGCCAACGATAAGGATTTGTTCAGGCGTGAGTTCCATTTAAGTCTCCCTTCATGTCAGCAAATTGCCGCTATTGCCGTTTACGAGCTTGTCAAGCTCCGTCGTTGCCTTATAGACCTGTTGGTGCTGTTCCCTGAGCAGATTGATCCAGATGGCAACGGTAATTGTTATCAGGATCGGCGTGAGCGCGTAATTCCTGATCAATATATGCAGATCATTGTACCCTATGAGAGTTGTAAGCGCCAGCGTAAACAATACGCCGAGCAGCACGATTAACCCGATGAACGATCTTCTGATGGACTTTTGCGTATCCTTACAAGTTACCATTATAGCCAGGGAGTACATCAGTAAGGGGTACGTAATCAGGCGAATGTAAAGCAAAACGATCTCGGTCATATTTGAATCCTCCCGAGGATCGTCGCGATAGCCGAGGCAACCGATGAAAAGGCGGCCTGGAATATCTGCGACATAGTCAGACGTTCTGACATCCTTGCTATCAATTTACTGTTTTCGGCAATGGATTCTTTTAGTTTGTCATTTATGTCATCCAACCGTTGCACCTCCTTTGCCAGCCGCTCCAAGTCACGTTCCAGGTATGCCAGCCTTACTTGTGTGCCATTCGTCGGTTGTGTCGGGATTTCCGTCATTGTACCACCTCTAATTGCAGTGTCCGACACCGGGGCGAGTTACCCGCGCCGTGGTCTTGTTTTCTCAGCACGGATTAATCTGTTCATCTCTGTACTTGTCAACTGCTGCCATACTGTCCACAGGCATCACGATAAAAGCTATCATGTCCAGCCCCCCCATTTAGGATATTTTTTACGCAGACGAATCCGCTCAGAGTGCGATAACTGGCGAAATGCCTTCCAGCTAAGTTTCTCAGCTTTGAGGATCTTCCCCCAACGAATACGCCCAGCCCCGCCTCTTTCGGGAGTTGCTTCCGCAATCATAGATGCCAGCGTTTCGATAGGTTCCGGGTGAGCAAAGGAGAGCAGCGTCAATCCGGGTGCAGGCCCTGAGGACATCGTTGTGACCTGCTCAGCGTCATTGTAGCTCGTGGCTGAGAGCAACAAGATAGGATCGCCGCCCAGCGAGGGGTCAGGGTAATTCTCGATCTTAAGCCTCAATTTGGCATGGACTTGGCTGGCGGGAATGATCTGTGTGCCCTTGCCGCGGATGTATCCTTTAATGCCGATAGCTTGTGTGGGGACGATCTCCGGGTCTTTGTAGCGCGCCAAAAAACGCCGCCCATAGTTGATCGCCATTGCCTGCGTCGCCTCGCCTACCGACAAGGGATAGTCGCGCTGATCCCAATCGGTGATGCTGTTGGTATCCTTGAGCGTTGAGTCGTCGTCGGGCGTAACCCACTGAGTAAACCCGCGCTCGTCAATATATTGCACCATGATCCAATTCCAGATATTTGTATAGTCACGGCGCAGCCCGAAAGGAGCGACCAGATTGGCTTCATCCACGCGCACGATCAGGTCATAGTCAGTCAAGGCAGGCCGCGCCTCTACGTACAGTACGGGTTTGCCATTGGGCGTAGCTGCGCTCTCGCTATCCAGCAGCCCGACGTACCAGGGGTTCTGCGAGCCATCCCCGAATTCTGCGGCGCGCACCAGGATGTCTGCCATGCTCTCCCAATCTGCGATAAAAGGCACCAAGCTATATGTGTTGCTGTTGATATTCGTCTGGTCGGCGTTTAGCTCGCTCATCGAGCCGGCGACGTCCTTGGCAATCTCAGTTAGATTGATCGCTCCCGTCTCGCTGTACATCGTGATATTGCTGAACTCCCCGAAATAAGTGCCATCCGAGGTGGGAGTCTGGTCTGCCCGGGCGTAAAAGCGGAGCTCGATCATCCGGCTGGGCGTGGCCAGGATAGCCGATTGGCCGGTTGCTGATCCACTGGCAGTAATGCTCCATCCGTCTGAAGAGGTCTGTACGTTGAAGATCGTCATCTCCCAGGCCTGGCCTCCTTCCCGGAAGTTATAATCCCAGGTGATCTTCTTGACTGTCTCGCCGACCGGCATGGTGTAGAGCACCGCCGCGAACTCGCCGCTGGTCCAGGCCTCCGCTTTCGGGGTGAAGCGGATGCGCTGGTTGCGGTCCACCTCGCACTTCTCCTGCCCAAAGGCCGGGTCCGTCGACGCCTTACGCCACACGTCCTCGGAGATACGCTGGTCCGCCCAGTATTTGCGCAATTTGCGCCGCGCCATAACTGTATCCCAAAAGCCATTGGCGGCCACGCTCACACCTTGCCCAGGCTGCCTCAGTTGGGCTTCGAGATCGTCGATCTTGCCCTCGTAGACGATTAAACCGTTGTTATGGAACGCCACGCGCTGAGCGCCCTTGACCGCCCACCATTCAGCCAGGTCACGCTCCACCCAGAACGAAGCCGGTCCGTACAGCCCACCGGGGTAGTAGGTCGCGAATTCCAAGCTCCCAGCATGTCTCAGTTGATTGCGCGGGTCAGCAACCGGCGTAGTGCCGGAGGCGTATACCGTGATAGTCAGATTATTGTAGTTTCTCATTCCAGCGCCCAGCGCGGCGTCACACTCAAACGATTGAGCTTCCCCGTAAACGTGATCTGCGTGCTATCTTTATCCGCTCCGGGGAGCAGAACCAGGTGATTGAGAGTCTCGGGGCGCAGCTCGATCACCTGCCCCGTGTTCTGCCGCCAGCCTTTCACGGTATAGACGCCGCCTGTAAATTCCAACTGCGTGACTAGCCTGCCATCAAAAATCTGATAGTTGGCGTTGGCATGGTCGTTTTGAGCGAAGGCTAGATCTCCAACCAGCAGCCGGAGATAGTCCACCAACACGTCGTTGTTTGCTGTGCCTGGCTTGCGGCGCAGCGCCAGCGCCACTTTTAGAGTTGCAGCCGCAGCGCTCAGCCAGGGGTAGCTAGTGTGCCTCCTATCTGGCAGCATGACCGGCTTGGTGCGATATAGGTTATAAGTGGCGACTGACGATATAGATTGCCAGTCAGAGAAGTAGTATTGCAGAAAGATGTCCGTGCCGAACTCCACCCGCGACGCGATCTCCAGGTTTGTTCCCGAGGGGTCGCGCAGGCTGACGTGGATGACCACGTTCTGCTCGCCACTCAGGTTGATGGGGATGGAGATGGCTTGCGGTGCCAGAACCGCCGTAATGGTTGTCACTGTCACCGTTGCAGCCTGACCGCCCAGTGCAGCGGCGTCCACTGTGCCAGAGGCGTCTACGAACATATCACCGGGATTGACGTACTGCTCCTGATGGTAGTTGCTCAGCATGACGTTCCTTGCCCCCGAACTGTTGTCTAACACCTCGATCAGGGTTTCGGCAGGTAAGTTGCCCGGCACACCGCCCGCCAGCAGCCAGTCGCGGTGCGTGCTATCCACGTAAGCGTCCACCACCGCGTCGCCATCCACCGAGTAGAGCCAGGGCAGCGTTTCGACGCGCATCCCGTAGCCGTCGCCACTTCCTGCTAGCTCTGTCAGGTTTGTGTGTTCCGCCAACCCCTGCGTGTTGCTCAAGGCGCGTGCATAGGTGTGAAAGTCCAGGAAAGTCCCTCCCACATGCTGCGTTGACGTGGTAGTCGAGCCAACCGTAAAGTCCGCCCCAAAGGCGCGTGGCGTGTAAGAAGTGTTGCTGGCATATAGCGCGCCGTTGCGCAAGATGCGCAGCCCACTAGGGCCGGCGATGAAGTGCAGCACTTCAATGTCGCCAGCCGAGAATGTGACAGTAGCGCCCGTGATCGTTGCCGTCCCATCGGAGAAGGTGTAGGCTGGCGCAGTAGTCAAGCCGCCGAACAGTGTGCCGTCGTGGAACATGCGCGTCGCCGCTCCGGTGAACTCCGAGCTATCCCGGTCCGGCATCCAGATCAGTACAGCCGTAAACTCGCCAATGTCCAGCACATCTGTGGAGACATACTTGAGGATCGACGCGGTGCGCGTGCTGGTCGAGTTGTGCGCCGTGCCCGTCCAGGCGCATCCCACCAAGTCACCCCAACAAGGCAGGGTGGGATAAGTCTTTTCTTCCACCTGATAGGCCAGCAGATATATAGTGATTCCCAGTGTCATTAGCGATACGCCGGTAGCAGTATTGCTGGCTATGCCTGCGCCCGTCCAGTGTACGCGGGTGATCCCGTTGCCCATGTAGCGGTAAGTGGAGGTCTGCGCCGAGCCGTAGTAGATGCGCACCTCCGAAGCGGTGGCGATACTCCCATCCGCCTTCTTCACGTAGGCCGTGTGGGTGTGCTGGTTAGTGTTGCCCAGGTTGAGCGTAAGGGTAAAGGCGATATTCGTATTGCCAATCCGTGACAGCTTAGCGGAGGCAACTGCGCCTGGCAGGATAAAATCCTTGTCCGTGTTCTTGGAGGCAATCAGGTCGCTGCCAGCCGACCAGCCCGTATTCCAGGTGGAATGCCCAAATACCGGATTTGTCGCCTTATTGGTGGTGGCTTCCGGGATGTTCAAGCCGCGGGAAATCCCGTTGGGGGAGAAAAACACGTCGTCCTTGATGCCCCCACTCGCCAGGCCGAAGGTAATCCTCTGAGTCCGCACTGGGAAGTTGAGCAATAGAGGGACAGCGATAAATGTCCCCTGCTCGAACGTTGAGGTGTATAAGTCCCATTTGTTGTAGTTAGAAGCGCCGAGGATTTCCAACTGGTACAGCGCGCCATAGCCGCTGCCGTGTTTCGGCTCGAAAGGCACGCTGTTGTTCGAGCGCCATTCCAGGTAAGTCGGGTCGGCGGGGTTGCCAGCCTCTGCCAGGAATGAGGCCAGGGCCTGAATATTACCTTCTACTTCTGCATTGGTTACCCCGATTACCTTAAGATGCAGCGAATAACCTTCCGGGGCGCTGCGCGCATCCACCAAAAGTCCGCCGCCGTAGCGGTTGGCGGAAGTGCCGAAGGCGATAGTATGTTCAATTTGCGTTGACGGAGGCACAAAGTCAAGCGCCAAGTCAAAGTTAGCTCCGCTCAACGGAAAGATTTTTTTGCCTCTACGAAGTTGTGCGATAAATCCCATACTTAACTCCCTGCATAGAATGCCGAAGTGGTAGATGAGCGACGCCGCCACTCGGTCAGCCTGGTCAGTACCATCTCAGCGATAGATCGTTCATCCGCGCCGTTCGGAGCAACGATAATAATATCGCCGACATCCAGGATATCCACGCGCCCCGCGCCTGCGCCAGGCAGTCCGGTGACGTCAGCAGCGTTGGCTTGAGAGATCGCGTCCCTGCCCGATACAGGTATGACGTACCCGGGCCGGTCAAAAACGACCGTCTCGTCACGGTGTACCTTGTATGGGATACCAGGAGCAACCGGGCCGCCGGTCTGCCTTCCGGGGACTTGCCCCTCGACGTACACCACGTTTACGGTCACAGTCCGTGTCGTCGGGATGTTATTAATGGCCGCCGTCACATTGTTGACCGCCGTCTGCGCCGCTCCTGCGCTTGTTTCGATGCCGGACATCATTGATTCGACTTTCGGCTTTGCAACTTCCGCAGCAGTGCCGACAGTATCGACTTTTGCCTTGAGTTCATCCACGGAAGCGTCAACAGTATCGGGCACTCCGGGGAGAGCAGAGAGCTTCTCCGCTACACCAGTGATAGAAGTCTCCACCTCGCCCGCTTTACCGATGGTGTCGCCCATGTCAGTGAGAATCGCATCAAAATTCGCCTCGGGGAGCGTCCAGACGTCGTACGCCTCTGCTTTCTGACTTAACAGATCGAATGCGCCGGCGATGTTCTCAACAGTCGTGGGAATGCCAAGGCGCTCCATAGCCTCCACAACCTTATTCAGTTCGTCCAGCTTACCTGCCGCCAGCCCGATCAAGGTCGGGTCGATGGGCAAACTGAGCGCCTGCAACCCGCTCACCGTCTCGTGGAGATTCAGGACAGAATCGACGTACTTCTGATTGGAGATCGCGCCAGCGTCACGCATCCGGTTGAGCTGTTCGATTATCGCGGCGATGTTGTAATCGGCTTCGGAGATCAGTCCCATTGCCCGAGCAAGCTGGAGGGCGTATTCGGCGTCCAGGTCTGCCGAGGCCTGCTGGTAAATCATCTGTGCAGTCGCCTCTGCTAAGGCTTCCGCAGCCTCCCGTTCATCATCCGCCAGCCCGGCGATCTGTTCGCGCAGCTCCTTTGCCTTCTCGGAGTTCTTCCCGTAACGGCGCTCAGTCTTCTTGAGCTTGTCCAGCAGTTCGTCTTTCTTCTCCAACAGGTCTGCAACGGTTTCGGTGTACTGCTCCGTCGCTTTAGCGAGTTCACCGCGCAGCCCTGCAGCCAGACCTGCTTGAACCTGGGCGACGTGGTCCATCCGATCTGCTACGTTCGTCAGAGTGCGTACCCGTTCGCCCTCGATCTCCACTGCGTCACGGCTCGTCTGATTGCCGAGCTTGGTTTGCATTGTATTCTTTCGTTGTGCGGCCTCGAAGGTAGCGCTTGCCTGGGTCAACTGTTGATGTAAGATAATGTTCTTGTTACGCTGATCGGCGAGCAATTTTTCGACATCCAGGTTTTCAAGTTCGGACTGAGTGAGCTTCTTGACCTCGTCGTTAATAATGGTTATTCCTGCTGAACCTGATCGTCCGCCTCCTCGAACGCCCGGACGAATGACACCCTGTTCAGTCAGTTTGAATCCGCCCTCCTGAGCCTTATTAGCTTCATCAATTGCAGCAGCGTACTCCTCGTACGACTTTGCCGTTTCCCGCGCCTGCAACTCCGCTGCTTTGAGGGCATTCGTTGCTTCCATGTTGCGCTGACTTTGCGCAATCCAAAGCGCGCCAAGAGCGACTATCACCGCCGCAAGGACTGTTATCCCGGCAAACAACGCTCCTGCGGCAATTGTTGTCGCCCCCAAAGTCAATGTCAGTCCCTGTAATCCTGCAATGACCTTAGGGAGCAGGGCGACCATGCCCAGCAAAGTAGCCTCCACAGCAGAGAAGGCAGTGATCACGCCCAGCGTCCCGGAGACGATGTTCTGCTGCTCCGTGTCTAGCTTCTCCCACCATTCCAGCGATTCGGTGACCGAGGCGATGACAGCGGCGAAGGCAGGAAGCCACATCTCGCCGAGCATACGGCGTGATTCCTCCAGGTGACGATCCAGGGAGAGCAGCTGCTTTCCTGCAGTTGACATCGCTGCCTCGTATGAGCCGGCGATGTTCTTCCCGGCTTCCAAAACCACATTGACGCGGGCCTGGACGCGCTCCTGGTCGGTCAGGGCATCTGTGTTCTTGCCGAGCGTCTCCGCCATCTTGGAGTAGGCATCCTCGAATAGAACCTGGATACCGAGGGTGCGTAACATGCGCACATTACCACTGGAGATAGCGTAAACCAGGGTGTTGAACGCCTCCGAGGAGTTCATGTTGGCGATAACCGCCGCGTCCTGAGCGATACGGGCTAACTGCGTAGCATGGGCAAGGTCGATCTCCGCCTGGATCATCAAGGCGATTGACTGACGGGCTGCCTGCGTGGTAATGCCCTTCTTCTTGATCGCCTCTTCCAAGCCACGGACTTGAACCTCAGTCATGCCAACGTTCTGCCCGAGGCGGGCAGTGACTACCCCGAGCGTCTCCACCCTGGCTGCCAGGCGGATCGAGGAGCCGAGCAGGACGCCTCCAGCCGCGGCGACCGCGCCAAAACCAACCGCCAGCTTGGTCGCGGTCGAGGAAAGCGCTTCCATCTCTTTACGCTGTTCTTCGTACTTCTGCCTTGCCAGGTTGGAGGCCAGCTCCATCCGCTTCGACATATCCTCGAACGCTCTTGCCTGGGCATCCGCAGACTTCTTGACGTCTGCCCCTGTCTGCGCGGATACCGTCCTGACCTTACCTGAGGCATCAACGATCAGTTGGGCGCTCTTGTCGAATCCCTTCCCGAGGCCATCGACGCTCTGCAAGACCGCCTCGAAGCCTTCGGAGATAGCTTTTACGATCATTTCGACGGAAAGTTGTTCAGCCAAGTGCCAGTTCCTTCTCAGCCCAGGTTATGAAATCGAGCTGAGTCCGGGAGAACTTCGACCAGTTGAAATTCTCCTGCCTGTAATTGCGCCAAGTGCTTTCAGCAAAAGAGAGCACCGCGAACGTCACCAGCAAGGGGAGCGGTTGATCTTCCCAACCTCCCGAGCGCGGCATTGTCCCGTAATCCACGTAGCCGCGCCACATCTGGATGACGGGATGGATGCGCATGACCACGTCATCGCCCGAAGTCAGCCAGCCCGACGCCCGCTCCCTGTCCTCGTCATCCTCGTCGGTGTCCGCGTCTAGCCAGCGGGGGACGGCGAGGACAAGGCTTTTGGGATCGCGTAGCAGAGGTTGTAATCCCCGATCGTCACGCTGTTGACCCATGCGATCAGGCGCAGGTCGATCTGCGTGAAGTCCCACTTCTCCGGGTTGCCGTTCAGACCGGGGAGGTGCCAATCCTCGAGTACCGCCAGCGAGGCGGCAAATGTCATCAGGGTCGGGCCAAACTCCTCTGCTTTGCGGACCGCCTCGTCATGGCGCTGAGCGTGCGCGCCAAACCAGGCGTCGGGGAGATCGATCCAGGCTTCCGAAAATTCCGGCCACGGGCAGGGAATGCGTCTTGCCATCCATGTCCCTGCTTTCTCTTAAGTGACCGTACCGAATGCCGGATCGGGGTTGCCCGAGGCGGGTTGCCAGTTGACGTCCATGACCATCTTGCCCCCGTCGGGGACGATGTTCATTGACAGCAGCACGTACTCGCCCTCCCACTCCGGGTCGCCGGTCACTGGAGCTGCCCCGTTCTGGCCCCATTGGAGGGTCAGCGTTCCGATTTTACCGATCTGCCCGGACAGGACAGTAAAAGCGCCGGTCGCAGCGGTGTCGTTAAGGTGAAATCGACCAGAAACCGGAGAGGTCGAGTAACCGCCCAGGTATTTGCGGACGGAGTCCGAAACGCCTGTCATGTCAACTTCTTCCAGGTTCTTGCCGCCTCCGCTCACGCTTCCGGGGATCAGGTCTGCGGTCAGGTCCCGCGCCGTTGCACCGGTGTCGTCGAAGAGGATCCTAAAGCCGCGTTCGATTTTGTTTTTTCCTGCCATTTTTCAAGCCTCCTAGTTTTTAGTTCCTGGCGAATGAAACGACGGGTGTAACAGTCCCGCTAGTCCTTGTCGCCTCGAAGCGCACATATTGGTTGACCGTGCCAGTTCCACCGATATGCTCGCTGCCTATTACTGATCCATTCAGGACGAATGTGCCCAGGTCAGCCCATACACTGTTGTCAACGCTATGGCGCACCTTGAACACCCACGTCCCGCCGGATGAGGCGATCACCTGCAAGATCGCGTGCCAGCCGTTGGTTGAGGCTGCGCCGTTGTTGATGCTGGGTGCCAGCGTCGTCGCTGACAGACTCGTTTCACCGTGGAGCACATAACCGAGCGGATTATCCGCATTGGCGACCGCGGAGTCGATCCGGAAATCGGCGTTGATCAGCCCGGCCTGAGCATCCCATGAGATATTGGACGTCATCTGCTGCGCCGCCATCATGTAGGATGGGTCGCCGTTCTCCGGCTCTGCATCGCCGCCGAAGTTGATCATCACCTCCATACCTGCTTGAGGGTTGTTCAGGCGGGGGTAAGACCCACTTGCAGCGGTGTCATTGAAGAAAGCCTGGAATCCACTGATCGCCGCGTCGATGCGCCTGTCCGAGAGCAGTTGACGGATGGTGTTCGACCAACCGGTCATGTCCACCTCGCCCAGACTGACACCGAGCGAGCTAAACGTCCGGGCGTCGCCGGAGATGTTGTACCCATCCACGTACAAACGCATAAAGCGCATAAGTTTATTCTTGCCCGGGTTCGCCATTTTCTGTCACCTCCTCTGTATAGGGTGCAAGGACGCCGATCTCCAGGAAGTTTGCCGTCACTTCCGCGGAAAACTCCTTCCCCGAGACGACCTCGCCGACCTCGTAATCCCTGCGCTTCGGTTTGTCCCTGGTTATAGGGATCAAGACTTTGTACTTGTCAATTTTTGCCAAGCCGCACCTCCTAATATTGTTCGATCTCCAGCCCGATAAACTGCGCCACGTAGTCAGGGATAGCGTCGGGCTGATTGTCCGGGTCCACGTTGGGCGGATAGATGTACCCGATGTCCGAGATAGAAAAAATGCGGGTAACGTTCACCCCGTCCAGCCCGCCCAGTGAACGGTTCGTGCCCTCTTCGTTGAACTTGTCAATGATCTGTTGGCGGTAATCCCTGAACTCGTCATAAGCTGCCTTCCAGTCCGCGTTCGCCAGGGCGACGATCAACCAGAGACGGAGCGTGTATCCCGTTGTCGCCGTAACCGTTACCTGGGTGCTGTTGAAATCGTCGGCATTGACGATCAGCACGAATGGCGCATCGACCATTGGCCTGTCCAGGATCGACCAGTCATTGACGACAACCGAGATGGGCTGTAATCCTTCGATCCCCTGGAGAACCGTCTGCGCCCCTTCTTGCAATTGAAGCTCTGTTGCCGCCATCTTCAAGACCCTTTCAAGTCGATCACGAATTGCGAGGCCAGTTTGCGCAGCGTCGCCACTGCGCCGGGTCGCCATTTACGCTGCGCCCTAGCCAAGTAGTCATTGGGCTTCGTCCCTGGGTGCCAAACGAAACCTTTGCCGACCCACAGCACGTTGCCGGAAACATGCGTCTTGAACCCGCCGCCCTTGGGAACCACGACCTGCATACCGATCTTCGGCCAAAAAAATGCCAGCGCGCCGGCTTGCCGCGCCGCAATCGAGTGGGGCCGGGTCCCGAAGCGGATAAAACGGGAGAGCGGCTGGGGAGCGTACAGTCGCATCTCCACTGCGCTGCCGACATCGTAGGTGCGATAAAAATGCTTCTTGGCAAATGTCCCCGATCCGGGCGCTTCTTCGCGGACGTACTGCACCAATTCCCTGCCCACCTCGCGAGCTGTCTCCCGGCGTCGCTCCGCCTGCTTGGCATTTGCCGACCGGAATTTGCGCCCGATCTGTTGAAACGGGGGACGGATAGTCAGCGTCAGGGAAATCTTGGTCATGTGTCCCAGTCCTGGTAACGCTCGTTGAAAGCCTCGCGTTGAAACAGCGGAGGGACTTCATCCCCGCTGGCATCCGTCTTGCGGTAACCGATCTCCGAGCCTATTGACTGCGAGCGCGCTGCGCCGAGGCGTTCCAGCCCGAGGTAGAACGTCTGGATAAAAGCCCTCGCATCCTCGTTGAGCAGCTCCCAGCGTGATTTTGACCGCTTCCCAGTTGGGCCAAAGCGACCGCTGCCGTTCACCCCTTCGACCATCGAGGCGATCTCCTGCTCGACAAATGCCTTCACCGCTGCCACTGCGTCAGTGTCAGTCAAGGGGATCGTAAACCCTTCTGAGGCCAGCATAGCGTTGAGGATGGCGCTCACCTGGTCGATCCAGGCGACCAGTTGTTTAAGCGAAGGACGGGTGGTGTCATCGAATGAGCCGGACTTGTTGGCGTAACGGGGCACGTAAGCTGCTACACCTATTGCACTGCCGTAAGAGTTCACCCCAACCGCGTAAGTCGCCGGGATGATGGGAAGAACTTCCACCTGGACGATCCCGTACGCCGCCGACCCACCGATAGTCACACTGGCGACCAGGCGATAGGAATCCGCCGCGGTTGGGGTGAATTTCTGCATCGTCACGATGTCGCCAGAAATAGTATTGCTCCCGGAAAGCATCGCTGATGCACTATCCCCGTTGCTCTTGTAAGCCAGAGTAGTGCCCGCAGAGTCAGGCGTGCCGAGTTTGGTAAAGTTCACGCTGAACGGGCGCGCTTCGCCGAAGGCAAGCGTCTTCGGTGATTCAAACACGAACAGTTCTTTTGGCAAAGTCGTCATCGGGTTCTCACATTCGTATCGTCATCCCTGGATACGCTGCTGTCAAAGGAACGCTCCGCGCCGGCTTTTGCCTGCGAACCGGAAGGACGCGCGCCTGCATGCACCAGCCATAGAATATCTGCCGGGGTCTGAAAAGTTTGCCATCCATCGTACATGTAAACCACATCGTACACCTCGTTGATGATCGGGAATTCAGGCAGGGGTTGAAAGTCCTCAACCGCTGCGTCTGCCGATAGCGGCCCGATCTGCCAGCCGTCAAATGTATGCCCCGCAAAAGCATCGAACGAATCGTCGGTCGGGGGCAGTTCAGGGAGATGGTAAGGTTCGACGACATCGCCGGGGAGCAACCAGGTCTGCCAGCCCTGGAAATCATGCAGCCACGTCCCGTCGTAGCTCTGGTCAACCTGCGGCAGTTCAGGAAGCGCCTGAAAGTCCTGGACGTCCGCCGAAATTTGCCATGTCTGCCAACCGGCAAAATCATATTGCCACGTCCCGTCGTAGCTTTCATCGACCTGCGTCAGTTCAGGAAGATGATATGGCTCAGCGATGTCACCCGGTATCTGCCATGCCTGCCAGCCGGAGTAGTCTGCTTCCTGCTCCGGCTGGAATTCGGGCAGGCTGGAGACGGGCGGCTGAACTGCTACATCGGCGGGCGTCTGCCACGTTTGCCAGCCGTCAAACGTATGTCCCTGGGCGGCGTCGAACGTCCCGTCAACTTCGGGCAGTTCAGCGAGCGACTGAAAGTCCTGGACTTCGGCGTCTGCGGAGAGCGGCCCGGCCTGGACGCCCTGGAAGTCATGCCCCTGGCTCTCGTCAAATACCTCGTCAGTTGGCGGCAGTTCGGGGAGAGCCTGGAAGTCCTCCACCATCTGAGCGGGCTGCTGCCAGCCGGTGAAGTCATGTTCCGCCGTTTCGTCATAGACCTCGTCGATGATCGGCGTCTCAGGGAGATGGTAAGGTTCAACGATGTCTGCCGGTGTTTGCCACGCTGCCCAACCTGCGAAGTCATGGGCGTGGTCAATATCGTATCCCTGGTCGATTGCGGGCGCTTCGGGCTGTGGGAGTTGAGGTTCCGCCGCGGCCTCCTCGAACTGCCGCTCCTGCCAACCGCCGTAGCTCTCCAGGTCAAAGGGGAGATCATAGCTCTCGTCAACCTGGGGAAACTCACGGGGAGCCTGGAAGTCTACCGAAGCCGGGACCTGAAGCCAGGCCCATGACACGGATACTGCCGTCCCCTCCACGGGGGATGACTGCTGGCCCTCGTAATATTGTGGATGGTAAGGTTCAAATGCCCCGTCAATCTCGGGCAGCTCTGGCGCGGGCTGCTCGGTCGGAGGCAGAACGTCAGCGGCGAGCGGTGCTGCCTGGTACCCCCGGAAATCATGGCCCAGCGCGGCGTCGAAGTGCTCGTCGATCTCCGGCAGCGTCCTGCCCCGCGCCATCGGACTAGGCACGTCAGCGGTAATTGCCGGGATGCTCGTGTAGCTGTTCAGGACAGTGCTCGGCGAGAGGATCACCCGCAGGTTGACCGTCTGCCCATTGCTGACCTGCGAACTGTCGATCTGTAGCGTGATCTCGATCTCGGTGTTGCCGTTTGCGGGGACGGTGATGCTCCCAGATGTTGGCAGCGTGTTATCGAGATCGTCGCCTACGCCAGCCTGGAACGTGCCGGTGCCGTCGAGGAGCTTGCTGGTAGCGTCATCGTCCGCGAAGTTGCCGCTGCCCACTACCTTGACCGCGCTGCCCGTGGTGACATCCAGGTAGCCGCCTCCGGCTACCTGGTACTGCACCTTGAACGTCTGGGCGGCAGCCTTATTGTTCGATTCCTGGACGACGAAACGCACCCGAAAATTGACGTCGGCGAGCTGCGTCCAGTTGGCGTTGAGGGCATGGGTGAACGTCGCGCTGTTCAGTGCGACATCGTCATTCCGGCCGCGAAACGACTTCTGGTCGTAGATCGGACTGGTCACTGCCGTTCTCCGGGCCTGTATGCCGAGCGCGGCGGAAAATCGGGATCTGCCTCTGCTAGATTGTTAATGTGCCGGTACTGCTCGTTGGGGATGGTGCGCCCAAATTTTACGGTCCGCGCGCCGGGTCGGATCAGGTAATCGAATAGCCCAAAAATATCCACGCCGCGCCAGGTTTCGCCATCCCAGACGTAGTAGTCAGAGCCAGACTGGTTGTAACGCCCGGTCTGAGGATCAACCTGGACGATTACCTGCACGTCCAGAGCGGGGGCGTCAAACGGCGAACCGTCCCGGTCGGAGTAGCACGATCCGTCGCCGTACCAGATGCGCCACCTCACGATACGCTCTCCACTGTAAAGCGCAGACGCAGGTTACGCCAGTCATTGACCGCAGCCTTCTCTGCCGCCGAGAGCATCAGCACGTAGGTGGTGTCCACGTCGCTAAGCGCCTGCGATTGCTGAGCGATCACCGTGCCGTCCTCGCGCAACTCTGCTCGAACTGTGACCGTCTGCGTCCCGCTCCGCCGCCTGCCTCGCCAGATCAACCCCTCGACCAGGTCAGGGCCGGGTGTGCCGGGCGGGTCGGTCAGAGCAGTTTCGAAGTACTCGCCTCCGGCTACGTTCTCATGCCAGACGTAATCGGCGTCCGATGGCTGGTTAGGCTCGTCGAGGGACAGGTACAGGTCAACCGCTGATCCATTCTCACGCTTCCAATTCCCGGACTGACCCACGTCGCCGGAGGGCAGCAGGGCATCCGTGGGGTGCTGCTTGAAGTCGTAGCCGTAGAACCTGCCGTAGTCCGGGTCATACAGCTCGTCGATCTGCGGCAACTCTGGCTGAGCATAGGCCTCCGTGACCACCTCGAAGGGCGTCTGCCAGGTCTGCCAACCGCTAAACTCGCTCCCGTGGTCAGCGTCATATCCCTGGTCGATGGATGGAAATTCCGGCTGCGTAAGCGGCTCGGCAACCTCGAAGGGGATATTCCATGCCTGCCAGCCGGTGAAGTCATGCCCAAAGTCAGGATTGTAGCTTTGATCGACCTGAGGGATTTCGGGGAGCGGCTGAAAGTCCTGCACGTCACCCGGCGTCTGCCATGCGCTCCATCCGGTAAAGTCGTGACCGGTTGTCTCGTCGTAGCTTTCATCGACGGGAGTCGTCTCCGGTAGGGGTTGCGGTTCGACCACATCTCCGGGGAGTGGAGCGGATTGCAAGCCAGCAAAGTCGTGATCCAGGGAAGCATCAAAACTGAAGTCGACTGCGGGCAGCTCTGCCAGCGGCTGGAAGTCCTGTACGTCGCCAGAAAGCGGTTGCTGTTGCCATCCGGCGAAGTCATGGCCCTGGGAGGCATCGTAGCTGTCCTCGATTGGAGTGATTTCGGGAAGAGGCTGTATCTCAACCAGATCGCCTGCAAGTGGCGCAGATTGCCAGCCGACAAAGTTATGTCCCTGAGCTTCGTCGAATGTCTCGTCAACCTGGGGGAGTTCTGAGAGTGGTTGTTGAGCAGGTGCGGCTGATGGCACATAGTCCACCAGCGCCAAGAGCGTCGAAACCCATACCTGGTCAGCGTCGTCAACCGCGATGCGCACCCCGATCTGCATTGCATCCAGATCCGCCTGCGTCCAGGCTGTGGTAGACGCCCCCGGCAGGTCGTACAGGATGAGCTTGAGGTTAGAGGGTAATGTCCCGTCCGCGTTGGAGAACCAGGCGGTTGAGTTGAGGACGTGTTGGGCCGATTCCTCGACCGTTCCTCCCGCGCTAGCCTTGATGCGGGTGACGAAACGCGGATCGGTACCTGTGGCGGATGACAGGGTATGCCGCGCAAACACGCCGACAACGTTGACAGTACCCACATCGGCGGGCGAGGCCGCGCAGTTGTAGTCATCTACATGGTCTAACGTGCCACTGGACACATAATCCCCGACATCATTGGGGACAATCTCATCGGTCTGAGACCAGTTAGCTCCGCTGTCCGTCCCGCCGCGGGCGAACTGGGCGCTATCTCCCGTCGCGTTGGGGCGTATCGCCACCACGCTGCCTGCGCCAGGGTAGCTGTTCTGGATCGAGCCGATGCTGCTGTTGATCGCCAGGTCATCGAAATACCACTCGCCCTGCGTCTGCGCCTCGGATTGCAGGTTGCCGCCGACGATGATCGAGTTAGCCCCAGTGGATAACGATCTGGTACTCGATCCGGCGAACTCCGACCCATTCAGGCGAGCGCGCACGATGCACGCCCCCGCTCCGCCCACGGTGGACATCTCGAGCTCGAT